GGGTGAAGATTCAAAATGCTCCCATCGGTGGTTATTGGCACTTACCCATCCTGCTGTCACGCTTCAGCTTGTCCTCGATCTCTGCCATGCGCATTTCGCGGCGGCGCTGCACGCGCTCAATGCATATGATTGGATCGGGCAGCCTGCGCGGCGCCGCGCTGAAATAATACTGGGCAGTCAAGTGCCAGGCCTCATACAGATGGCTCAGTTTAATCTCGTCTCGCGCATGGTTGCGCTTCAGTCCGAGCAACTCGGTTTTCAGAGGGCTCAGTGCCGGGCCCCACACGAAGCTAAAAGGCTCCACGCCAGCGAATGCGTCGCGCAGCAGGCGCTCGAAGAACCTGTCGAAAAATGCAGTAATCAAAACAGCGCCTCCTGGCGGGTATCGACCGGCTTCGTGGCCTTCGGTGCGCGCGGCGCGCGGGGCTCGGGCGCGGGTAGTTCATGTGTCATTGCGCTCGCCATGGCATCCACCACGGCCAGCGCATCCGGATTGCCCCTCAGACGCCTCACAAGCTCCTGTATGGCGTCGTAGGCGCTGCTGTATGCGATGGCCTTGCCGGGGACGAACCAGCCCGTGTTATGCGGGATCATGTCGTTCCAGTGGCAGCCGATCGCTTTGGCGAGAGAGGCGAGCGCCTCTTCTGCGGACTCGACCAGCCTAGCCGTCGGCGGGGCGGTGAGGATCGGGCGCGACGGCGCGGCCTTCACTGCGGTAACCTGCGGCGCGGCAACCTGCGGCATTTCATCCGCCGGCCAGCCTTCAGCCGGTACGCCGGGCCCCGCGCTGTGCTTCTTCCATCCCATCATGGCCGTGAAGTCGCTGTCGTTCGGAAACCAGCGCACAGCTTCGTCGGCGACGATGGCGCGCTTCGGCAACGCCGTATGCTCCATGACATATCCGATCACGCGGAAACTGCAGCGCTCGGCAACCCGCGCCGCGCGCTCATTCGCTACTGCCGGGACCGCATCGAGTTCAATCATGCCGCGTACCTCAGTTGATCGAACATATTCGCCTCTTTCCCCTCGCGCTTATGCCTCTTCGCGCGAAGTACGACATGATGGTTTTTCGCGTACTTCGCCATTACCTTGCTAGGCGGGATGCGCTTGTTCTTCGGCGCGTCGTCCAGACCCAAGGGATTGAGCGCATAAACCGCGAACGGCTGGCCCGCCATGCGCTCGCCGCTGATCTCGTGCGTGCGGTTGATCCACCTGCACACGCGAACCGTCTTCGCGGCGCGGTACTCCTTCATGACGCGAACGAATGTGCTGCTGCTCAATCCGCTGCGCGCAATGATCTCGACCCGCGTCCCCTCTCCCTCGCCGAGTGCCGCGAGGAAGAGGCGGCGGGAAATTTCGCGCTCTTTGCGCATTGATTCCGTGCCGCCCTTCACTGTCACCTTAGTTCCCCTTAACGCAAAGCACTTGGCGCAGCGTATGCACGACCTCAACCAGGTCCTGCTGGTGCGCCATGACGGCGTCGATATCCTTGTAGGCTGCCGGAAGTTCGTCAAGCACGCCTGAATCCTTGCGGCACTCGATGCCCTCGGTCTGCGCCTTCAGGTCGTCAACCGTGAAGGTCTTCTCTGCCTGCGTGCGACTCATGCGGCGGCCTGCGCCGTGCGAGCATGAGCAATACGACTCCGGATTTCCCTTGCCGCGCACGATATAGCTGCGCGTTCCCATGCTGCCCGGGATGATGCCCAAGTCACCCTTGCGAGCGCGGATCGCTCCCTTGCGCGTCACCCACAAATTGCGCCCGAAGTGATTTTCCTTCTCGACGTAGTTGTGGTGGCAGTTGACGGCTTCGTGCGTGATCTCGAACGGCTTCGCAATGTGGCGGCGAATTGCAGCGATGGTCGCAACCATCATGACGCGGCGATTCTCAAGCGCCCAGTTCTGAGCCCAATTCAACGCTTCGACGTACGCGTTGAAATCCTCGGTTTCCTCGGGGATATAGGCGAGATCGGCATCCGGAAGGCTGATGAAAAACCGTTCCATGTTTTCCTTCGCCTTCTCGATATGGCGGCGGCCAATCTCGTTTCCGGTGCCACGCGAGCCGCTGTGAAGCATGACCCACACGTCCTCGTTTTCATCGATGCACAACTCGATGAAGTGGTTGCCACTGCCGAGCGATCCAAGCTGAAACCATGCGCGCTCGAAGCCGCGCGTATGATCGTCGTCACCGAACGGCTTGACGCGGTGGTATTCGGCCCACAGCGGATGGTGATATCCGACGCCGTGCCCGTGGCCGGGAGGTACATAGTCGTCACGGTGCTTGCCGCCCGCGCCGAGCGGAACATCGCGCTCGATTTGGTTGCGGATGGCCTTCAGGCTTTCCGGAAGATCGGACGCCTTCAGCGACAAGCGAACCGCGTTCATGCCGCAGCCGATGTCCACGCCGACAGCGGACGGAATCAGCGCCTTGTCGGTAGCGATCACGCTGCCGACCGCCGCGCCCTTGCCCATGTGGACATCCGGCATGACTGCCAGGCCATTGCCGGCGACGAACGGGAGGCGAGCGATATTCTTCAGTTGGCGCAGCGCCGCGTCCTCGACGTGGTCCGTCCATACCTTGATCGGGCGCGAGCCCTCATCGTTGATTACGTGGTTCATGGTTACCTCAAAAAGTCAGGAAGTGGGGCAAAGTAAAACGGCGGACGGGTTACGCGTGGCTCGGGCTCGTCGCGGGTGTTCGTGCGGCGCGGCGTGTCGCGGAACTGCGCGGGGCGCTTGCCCATGTTCTTCGTCAGTTCCTCGTAAATGAAGTGGCCCATGCGCTCAGCAATACGCCTGCAAAGCTCCTCCGGGTAGCGCTCCATGTGCCATGCCGCCGCGTCAATCCCATAGCCGTACGCCTTGCCATCGTAGGAAACGATCACGTGGCGCGACTGCCTCAGTTTTTCAACGTCAGACAGCACGCACATGATCGGCAAGTGAATGCGATTTATGTGAACCGGCTGCATGCTGCTCGGATTGAAATCAGCGTAACGCGACACGCTGACGCGGTGGTCCATTTCGTACTGCATGATGGTCGCGAAGTCCGTCGCCTTAAGCGGCATGGTCTGCGTGTGCGGATTGAACGCCACGCAGTATTCGCCGACGATGCGCTTGGCTGTGTCGATTTCTTCGACCAAGTCGCGATTCGCGCGCCACAGGTAATCGTGGTTCTTCTGCAACTTTTCAATCTGCGATTCCAACTCCGCGATGCGCGTGCGGTGCGCACGCTTCTGATTACGCCCGTACCGCTTGCTCATGCGTTCAACCTCGTTACGGCCACGTTTTGGTAGGCAGTTTGGAGCCTTTCGATCTTGTCTCCGAGCGCGTTGATATGGTCAAGCAGGAACAACACGACTTCCGGACTCGCTGCCGCGAAGAAATCTGCATTGGCCCACTCGTATTCGGCCTTGCCGATGGTGCAGGAGAACTGCGGCTTCGCATGCACGAAGCGCATTACGGTGGTTTCCCAGCCGTTGTTATCCGCGCGAATGGTGGTTTGCGGATACGCCCAATTCAGATTGCGCTCGGCGCGAAGATCGCCCTTCGGCCATGCGTCATCGGCCAGTTTGCGCAGCTTGGCGAACAGTTCTTTCGCATCAACGCCGCCGACTTTAGCGCCGACCTGGCGAGCCGCCTTCAGCTTTTCTTGAAGATCGGCGATGCGTTCGGCGTTGCGTGCCTCGCGACGGATCGCCTCTTCCGCGAGGACGCAAAGCCCGTCGTCACTCTCCTCAATCATTTCCTTTGCCGTGACGCCCATGGGGGCCTTCACGTTAAAGCGGTCGAATTGGTATGTCACAGTTGATCCCTCACAATCGGCTCGACGTACACGGCGCAGAGCTTGTCCTGACCCGGCTCATAGATGCGGCAAAGATTCGGGCGGTTCTCGTAGTCGCCGCAACGACCTTCCGGCGTCAGGTTTTTGCACGTCCAACGGATTCCGACATATCCATCCACCTGATCGGGGTGCTCGCTGACGTACGTTTCGAGCGGAATGAACGGGAGACCATGACGAGCCGCGTACTCTGTGCCACGCGCCATCCAATCCCGCTCGGGGAATCCCGGGCTATTGCGCCCGTTGTTCAGCGTGAAGCCCTTGCAGCACGATCCCGGCTTCGGGCAGCTATCGCAAACACTCATTTTGTGGCCCCGGGTTATGGAGCCCCGAAGGGCTCCGTGCGGTTATTGCTGAACCGGCTTCGTCAGGACGATATGCACGCCATCCGGCTTGCTTTCCGTGCCCACATTCAGGCCCGTCGTCTTGACGCGGCGAGCCTTCAGTTCACCGATGACGGCTGCGCTCAATTGCTCGCGCGCCTGCGCTTCAAGGCGGGTCAGCGCATCGAGTGCCTCACCGATGCCGCGCGCATTCATGAGAATTCCGTGCGCTTGCTGCATCGCCGACAGGCTGCCGCACAGGCTTGCCGTGCTCGTCTTGGCGACCGGGTAGCTCTTGCGGAAAGGCGCGGCGGGTTTCTTTGTGCGCGACGCCGTCGCCGGGATCGCGGCGAGCTTCTTCGGCTCGACCTTCGGTGCTACCACTGCGACTGCGGCAGGCGTTGCGACTGCTTTCTTTACCATTACGGTTCCTAGTTGGATTCGGGTTGATTCCCTTGGTCTATCGCGGCCTTTAGTCTGTGCCGAACGCAGAATATTACCGCAATGCGGGAGCAATGCAAGCGGAAAATGCCGCACACGCAGAATATTTTCGGAGTGTCGTGACGCGACCATTGGGTAAATTTTGGGGAAGCCAATGACCAGTCAAGCCGCAAGCGTCGCATTTGACCCGCGCGCACCTGAAGCCGAGCGCACGGAAGCGCTTGCTGAGCTTCAGAAATCGCATATGCCGACGGCGTCTGACCTGATGCCGAATGACACGGTGCGCGCGATCATGTCGATTGCAGAGGCGCAGCTCGAAGACGACCTTCTGAAGAACATCCACAACAACGTCGTGCCGTTCCCGTCCCGCAACAACAAGCTGAATAAGCCGGGGATGAAGTCGGTAATCATCGATCAGTGGCAGATCAACGTGAACGGCGACTGGTGGGACCGTCCGGGCGGCATCCCGTTCGACGGCCTGCGCATGATGGTGCAGCAAACCCCGGTGCTCAATGCGGTGATCATGACCCGCCAGCGCCAGGTGCAGCGCTTCTGCCGCGTTGCCGAGAAGGGCAACGACATGCCCGGCTTCGAAATCCGTCATATCGACCGCGGCCACCAGTTGACGGCTGCCGAAGGTAAGTCGATTGCGTTGCTCAACCGCTTCATTTCGAACTGCGGCTGGGAATTCACGCCGCGCAAACGCAAGATGCTCAAGCGCGATTCGTTCGCGCAGTTCATGAGCAAGAGCGTGCGCGACTCGCTGGTTATGGACTCCGCGCCCATCGAGCTTGAGTGGAAAAACAACAAAGACAAGGGGCTCGACGGCTTCTACGCCGTGGACGGCGCGACGATCCGCCTTTGCACCGAAGACGGCTACGACGGCGACGACGCGATCTTCGCCCTGCAGGTTGTGGAGGGCATGATTACGACCGCCTACACCCACGACGACCTGGTCTATGAAAACCGGAACCCGCGCACTGACGTGACGGCTGCCGGCTACGGCATTTCCGAGACCGAGCTACTGATTCGCGTCGTGACCGGATACATCAACGCGATGACGTACAACATCAAGGGCTTCGATTCGAACTCGATTCCGAAGGGGATGCTGCACCTGTCCGGACAGTACGACGACAACGACATCAAGGCATTCCGGCGCTATTGGAATTCGATGGTGAAGGGCGTTCAGAACGCGTGGAACCTGCCGGTCATGGTGTCGAAGGACCAGGAATCGAAGGCTCAGTTTGAGAAGTTCGGCGTCGAATTCAATGAAATGTACTTCTCGAAATGGATGACGTTTCTCACGTCGCTCATTTGCGCGATTTACGGCATGTCGCCGAGCGAGATCAATTTCGACTCATTCTCTGGCGGCAACACTAGCCCGCTGTCTGGCGGCGATACCGGCGAGAAGCTGGCCGCCTCGAAGGACTCGGGCCTGCGCCCGCTGCTGGCTGCCTACGAAAACACCCTCACTGACTTCGTCGTCGCCGAGTTCTCGCCGAACTTCTGCTTCCGCTGGACCGGCCTCGATCCTGAAGACCGCGCTATCAAAAACGAGATGCGCAAGCTGGTCTCGACGGTCAACGAAATCCGCGCAGAAGAAGGCAAGCAGGCGATGCCCGGCCCGCTCGGCGATGCGCCGGTCAACCAGTCGCTTATCAACCCGTGGATGGTCATCAACGGCATCGGCCAACAGCAGGGCGAAGGTGGCGAGGGCGGCGAGGGCGGTGCGGGCGCGAGCGGCGACGGGAAAACCGATCCGACTCCGGACGCCGCCGACGACGCGGTGCCTGGCGACGACATGAATTTTGGCGACGGCAGCGCGCCCGTCGATTTCGGCAAGGCGTTCAACCTGCCGCCCGTGTTCAATTTTGAGGAGCTAATGGGATGACGACCCCGATCTTTATCAAGGCGCTGAAAAAGCCCGACCCGAAGAAGAAGCCTGCGCAGAAGGGCGAGCCGACGAAGGGCCCATTCAAGGATTTGCTCGCGCGCCTCGCCGAGCACAACCCGGGCGGCGTAAAGAACGAACAGACCGTGAAGAAGGGCCACCACATTTCGTTCAAGGCTGGCGAGTTCTCTGGCGAAGGGAAGGTCACGTCAACCGGCAAAGACGGCTGCACGTGCCAGGACTCGACCGGGCGCGATCACCGCGTCCACTGGCATGAAGTGACCGGCCACCAAACCGAAAAGCCGAAAAAGAATGCAGGCAAGTGACGGCACGCCCCTGCACAAGGGGCTTTACTTCAATCTCGCGGGCCTCTCGTGCGACTGCACCGAAGAGGTCATTGAGACCATGGCTAAGGCGCTTTCCGGCGAGAACGGCGAGAAGCCTGACATTTGGGCGATGCACGAAAGTCCGTATGTGCAGGCGCTCGTTGAACTGTTCTCGTCGCGCGGCCTGCTGCGCATTGAGAAGGTCAAAGAGGAGCTTGACGCGTGGATGGCAGGGAAGAAGGCGAACGGCGGCCCTCAGAAACCGAAGCCGCACTTCGGCCCGTCGCCGTCCGAACTCGCGCTCGTCAAGGTCTACCTCGAAGCCATCCCGCCGTCGGAATTCTCAATTGACGACTGGGCTTTGCTGGTTGACTACCTGGTTGCGCGGTGGATGCCCGACTACGCCCTTCAGACAGAGGCTGAATGGCTCGCTGTGCGGGCGACGTTCATGGGCAAGGTGCAAGCCAACATCGCGGGCCTGAGCGCCACTGGGGCCGAACTGGCGCTCGCCGCGATGCCGAACACCACGAGGGCAGCCGTCGCGAAGTTCAATCCGACCGACGTAATGAAAAAGACGCTTGAATATGAGCGCGCCCGCTGCGCCGACAACGTGCAGGCTATCTCTGAGTCAATCCGCCATCGCCTGAAGACGCAGATCATGGCGCACGAACAGCAGCGCCTCCTCGGTGCGACGCCGCCGAAGCAAGCGCTGCAGCAGAACCTGTTCGACACGTTCGCGGACCTGAATCGCGACTGGCGGCGCATCGCCACGACAGAAGTTGGCGACGCGGCTGGCAACGGGATGATCGCCTCGCTGAAGCCGGGTACGAAGGTGCGCCGTATCGAGCAATACCACGGAGCATGTCCGTTCTGTAAAAAGATTCACGGCATGGTGTTCACGGTTGTCGATCCGTCGAAGCGCGACAAAAACTGGGATACGGAAGTGTGGGTCGGCAAGACGAACATCGGTCGCAGCAGCGCGAAGCAGAAGCGCACGGCGGAAGGGATGGTTGACCGCACAGACGCGGAAATGTGGAAGGTCCCGGCTGGCACGGTGCATCCGCATTGCCGCGGTACGTGGGATGTCGTTGACGACGGCGGCCCATCTCCCGATCCGAGTTTCGATAAATGGCTGCAGGACCTCTTTGCTGCGAACCCTCAAACGTTCGATGACGACGTTGCCGCAAAAAAGTCGTGATAACACGATAGCAGTCATGGAAAACGACGTACTCGACCAAGCTCAACTAGACGCGCTGCCGTCATTCGTGAGCATTTCGCCGATGCTGAAAGCGACCCCCGCAACCGAAGGGGATCGCCGGTATGTGTACGTCGAAGCATCGAATGAGTCCGTCGATCAGCAGGGCGAGATTGTGCTGTGCAAGGCGTTGGAAAACTCCATGGAGTACTTCCAACGCTTCGGCAATCTCGACTTGGAGCACTACACGCAGATCGGCGCACGCGCAGGCATTCCGAACCACGAATCGTATGAGATCGGCACGCCGGTTGACGTGCGCATTCAGAAGTCGGAAACGTTCGTGAAGGGCGAGATTTATCAGGGTAGCGGAAAGATGGCTGAGAAGGCCAATCTGTTTTGGTCCTCGCTCACCGAAATCAATCCGCCGAAGAAGTGGTTCACGTCGGTCGGGGGCGCTGTGCTCGAAAAGAGCATGCAGATCGACCCCGCATCAAAGAGCCGCGTCCCGGTTATTGAGCGCGTCCGCTGGTCAAACCTCGCCTTCTCGGCGACTCCCGTCAACGCCAACCTTCGCCCCGCTTCGACCGTGCCATTCGGCCCGCTCGCAAAGTCGTGGGGTGCGTATGGCCTAGACGTTTTGAAGTCGCTTCAGGCTGGCTACGGCACCGATAGCGCGACGCTCACGGGCGGCACTGCCATCCGCGAACAGTCGCTCGATGACGCGCTTTATTCGTACTGGAATTTTCGGGATGACCTCGCCAACGCCATCGGCAACGAGGAAATCTCAATGGGTAGTTTGAAGGAAATGGTCAGGGAGGCCGGCGCGCGTTTCGGTCTTTCGAAGACCGTCGCTGCTGACTATGTCAAGCGGTTTTTGGATGATCTTAAACGCGGTTAAACGGAGCTTTAAAGATGAATTTTGCAGAACTGAAAGAGGCAATCGCCGCTCAGGCAACCCTCGCCAAGTCGCTGTCTGCCGCTCAGGTGGATGCAAAGGGCAACGCTGCCGTGGCAGCCGCCGCTGGCGCTGCTGACGTTGCCGCTACCGGCGCTGCCGGCGAAGGCGAGGAAGACATCACCGATGGCGCGCCGCTCGTCAAGTCGTTCAAACTGGTGCTCGAAGACGGCACGGAAATGGAAGCGCAAGACGCGACCGAAATGCTGAAGTGCCTGGTCGGCGAAGTCGAAACCGTCAAGGCCGCCGCTGGCGCGCAAGTCGAAGAACTGACGAAGGCGCTCGGCGACGCAATGGGCGTGATCGGCGACCTGTCGGAAGGCTTGAAGCAGACCCGCGAAGACGTGCTCAAGCTGGCGCAGCGCGGCGACGATCTTCAGAAGTCGAATTCGTTGCTGACCAAGGCACTCGGCGGCATCGGCAACCAAGGCCGCGGCGTTCGCAGCGTCACGCTCGGCGCACGTCCGAACCTGAATGGCGGCGGCGCTGCCGAAGTGAAGCACACCCCGTCGGAAATTCTGGCGAAGGCTGAAGGCGCGCTCGCGGCTCACCAAATTACGGCAACGGAAGCTGTCCGTATCCAGAGCGCTCTGAACATGGGCGTTCAACCCGAACAGGCAATTCTGGACCGCCTTTTCAGCAAGTAAGCATCAACCACGGCAAATTTCGGAGCCCGTAAAACATGAATTTTCTGCAAAGTTTCAACCCGAATGGCGCGACGACGACCGGCTCGATGAGCCAGGGCGATCTGGCCGCGCTGCAAAAGGCGCTCGAAGTGCCGCTCGAAGCCGGTTACGGCACCGACGTTTCGACGCTTACTGGCGGTTCCGCTCTGCGCATCCAGTCGCTCGACTTGGCGCTGCAGGCTACCGTGCAGGAAAACCGTCACTTCGCCCTGTTCAACAAGCTGCCGAAGCCCCGCGCGACGGCTGTGCTTGACGAATGGACGGAACAGCACAGCATCGGCGGCTTTTTCGGTTCGACGTTCAACACCCAGGACGGCAACGCGATGCAAACCGCTGGTCAATACCAGCGCATGGTCGGTCAGGTCAAGTACATGACCACGTACCGTTCCATCCCGGTCGTGCTGCAGCAACAGAACAACATCGTTGACGCGGTGACCATCGAGACGACCAACGGCACGAAGCAATTGCTGACGGACATCGAAGTCGGTCTCTTCGAAGGCAACGACGCAGTTCTGCCGCTGTCGTTCAACGGTATCGCAGTGCAGATCGAATCGCTCGGCTCGACCGACCACGTGATCGACATGCGCGGCGCGGCACTGACGAGCGTGGACCCGATTGCTGCTGCCGCTGAAGTGATTTTCGGCTTCGGCAACTTCGGTCGCGCGACGGATATCTATCTGCCGCCGAGCGTGCAGACCGACCTGAACACCGACCTCGATCCGGCATTCCGCGTGATTCAGGATGGCCAGGCGAGCACCACGGTTCGCGGTACGGCAGTGACCGGCATCCAGACCTCGTACGGCAAGATCAACACGAACACGGACGTTTTCATTCGCGACGAGCGCCTGAAGGTTCCGTTCCAAGTTCGTACGCCGTGGTTCCAACCGATTGCTGCTGCGAACAACTACGCGCCGCAAACCGTCGTCGTTACGCCGGTAGCTGTTCAGCCGGGCTCGCTGTTCGCGGCAGGCCAGGCCGGCGACTACTACTGGGGCGTGACGGGTATCGCTCAAGGCGGCGAATCGCTGATCACCGTGTCGGCACAAGCAGCAATCGTCGCCGGCGGCGCAGCCTCCATCGCCATCGGCGCATCGGCTTCGCGCTCGGAAACTGGTTACGTGATCTACCGTGGTCGCTTGAACGGTACGAGCGCATTGACCGACCTGCGTGAAATGGTCCGCATCCCGTACGCTGGCCCGGCCAACGCGACCACGACGTACGTGGACTACAACCAGGATATCCCTGGTTCGACCAACGCGTACATCCTGAATCTGTCGGAGACGGACCACGCCATCGCCTGGCGTCAGTACTTGCCGATGATGAAGATTCCGATGGCAGCGGTCATGTCGCCGATCATCCCGTGGCTGCAGATGATTTGCGGTTACCTGCGGATGACGAAGCGCAATCAGCACGTGCTCGTGAAGAACATCGTGACGAACAGCCAGGCATGGCAGCCGTTCGGCGCGAATGGCTCGCTGGGCTAATCGTTCGCGCTAAGTTCTGCGCGTAGAGAAGAAGGGGGCCTAGGCCTCCTTCTTCATAAGCAGGAAACCACGGAGAATCGACATGCCTCAAGTTTTGAATCGCAGCAAAAACGCAAGCAGCCTTATCAACGGCATCAAGTTCACGCCCGGCCCGAAGGGTGCGATCTCGGAGGAAATCACGCAAGAGCAGGCTGATTACTTCCTGAAGATTCCGAACTACGTCGTCGTGAAGGCAGCGTCGCAGCCGAAGCAACCGGCTACGCCGCCCGCGCCGAACACGCCGCCGCAGGACGACACGGCTGCCGCCGAAGCTGCTGCCGCGGCGGAGCGCCAGACCGCCGAAGAAGCCGCTGCCGCTGCTGCTGCGAAGCAAGATCAAAAGCAATAAGCCTAAGCGCCTCTCGCCCCACAAAAAGCCTCGGTTCGCCGGGGCTTTTTTCGTTCGTGACCGGATGATCGAAGCATCATAGGAGCACTCATGGCCTCGCAACAAACGACCGCACTATTCCCCGATCAAGATGACGCTGTGCTTGACTTGCGCACGCAGCTCGCGCTCGGCCCGGCGAACTACATCAACATGGGTGCGCTGACGGACTCGATGATTTGGGACAAGCTCGTCGCCGCGGAGACCGAATGCGAGCGTCTGCTGAAGACGTTCTTTGATGCGGTGGTGGTCATTCCGGACATGGCACCGCAGAGTGAGATTGATGCGCTCGAACAGGCGAATACGCGCTACATCACGATCTCAGGATTCGATTACGACCCGGCTATGTTCTCGGGTGAGCGCTGGGGCTTGTGCCGCCTGCCGTATCGCCCGGTTCAGTCGGTGGAGTCGGTGATTATCTCCTTCCCCGCGCCGTTCCTGCAGAACTACACCGTGCCGGGCGAGTGGATTCGCATTGACCGCAGGAATGGCGATTTGAACCTCGTGCCCACGACCTCGGCGGCCACTACGCCGGTAGGCGCATTCGCGCTCGTCGCGATGGCTGGCTCGATCACGTATCCGCAGGCCATCCAAATCCGCTACACGTGCGGCCTGAAGAACGCCAGCGGCAAGGTGGCAACGAGCTTCGCGCAGGAGTGGGATGACCTCGTTGACGTGGTGAAGCGCATCGCCATCGCGAAGATTTTCAAGATGATGATGTTGCCGCAGTCGGCGTCGATCTCGGCGGATGGTCTGTCGCAATCGAACTCGTTCAATTACAAGGCGTGGCAAGACGACATCAACGAGACTCTCTTCGGGCCGAAGGGCTCGAACGGCGGCCTCTTCACGTCGATCCACGGCATCAACTCGCAGATTTTGGGGTAAGCCATGGGTATGCCATTCAGCCCCGGTGCGTTCAACCAGTTCCTCGGACAGTACGGTCAGATCGGGCAGCAGTATGCCTGGTATCAATCGAACGCGTGCCCGTGTGCCGACCCGAACTCGGGGCAGGCCGATCCGGCATGTCCGCTTTGCCTCGGCAAGGGCAAGATTTATCCGGCCACGCCAGTGCAAGGCGTCGCCGCGCTCGCCGGCCAGAACTCACAGAAGGCATGGGCGACGTTCGGCCAGTACGAAATGGGCGACTTGGTGCTTACCATTCCGCAGGCCGCAACCATCTACGGCATGGGCCAGTGGGACCGCGTGACGGCTCTGAACACGCAGCAGGTATTCAGCCTAGTACTGACTGCCGGGAGCCCGCTGGAGAAGCTGTGGACAAGCGTGCTGAGTCTCACGCAGGTATTCTGGCGCACGCCTGACGGTACGGGGATTATCTATGGCGACCTTCCGACTCTGAATCCTGACGGCTCGATCAACTGGGGCGTTTCTGGCGCGGCCCCGACGGAAGGAACCCAGTACACGATCACGGGCGTCAAGATGCTCGATTACTACTGCTGGGGCATGTATCCGACGAACCGGAATTTTCAGCAGGGCCTGCAACTGCCCCGCAAGGTGGTGCTGCGCGATTGGGACCTGTTCAGCCGCTAGGTCTGCGACATCCGCTTCATAGCCTCGTTGATCGCAGCCGTCGCCAGCGGCTGCATTCCCTGCGCGACCTTCTGTGCAATGTGCTTGCCGGGTACGGGCTTGGTAACCCAGCCCGGACTTCCTTCGGCCATCACGCGGAACGTCAGGTATGCGCTGCCGCCCGTCGATTCCTTCATGCGCACCATGCCCGCGTACAGCTTCGCATCCGCCTTCGATACGCCTGCCGCCAGTAGCGCGCCGCGCGACAACTTACCGCCCCACTGATAGTTCGCCTTCGGAACCATGTAGGCGCTTTTCGTCGCTGGATTCGATAGGAAGTTCGGATTCTGTCCGCTGTGCGTCATGCCTGACGTGGGCGACAAGCTGACCTCCTCGCCGGAATAGCGCTGACCCATTCCCGTCACTTCAGTCGGGATCATTTCCTTCGCCAACTCATAGACGCTCAGGGGCATCGGTGGCGCGAGCGCCTCGTTGCCGGGGCTATTTTTGCGCATCGGAATCACGAGGAAGCGGCGACCCTTCTGCGACACGCGGGTCTTCGTGCTCGTGTTGAGCATCAATTTCAGATCGCGCGGCGGGCGGCCCTCTTCAATTTCCTGCGCGTATTGGTAGTCGCTATAGACCTCCATGTTCAAGTCGTTCAGAACGCGGACCTTGATCGACTGGATATATGGCGTTTTCTCGCCTTGCCATAGGCGCGCACGCGCAACCGACTCTTTCCATCGGAACGAAGTCTCGCTCGCGATGGCTGCAACGGCCTTCGCGGCGAGCGGGAATGTCGCGCCGTTAATGACCCGAACCAACTGGTCAACGGACGGCATTTGAAGCGAGATATTGAATTGGGTATCGGCCATAGCTGAATCGTCGTGTCACGTCCCGTTGTCGTGACGCCAGCATGGTTGCATGTACGGAAACCAAGCACTTCCACTGCCAGTCGGGAACGCCTTCAAGGTCTTTATGGAACCTTCTGAGGGCGCTATCCAATGGGCACTGATGCGTAACACGACGGGCGTATTCATTGGCCCGGTTGACCCGCTCTCGATGCTGATCTATGCGGGCGATCAGGCGACCTACGTAGTGGACGTTCGGAAGTTGGTGAACGGCACGACCTACTCGTATTGCCTGTTCTCGACCATCGATGGTGAGAACTGGACGCCTAGCCCCGTGTTCACGGGAGTCCCGAATGCCATCTACGGCGATCAGTCGGTGGACGCGCTCACGATTGTTCGCGACCGCCTGGCTGATGGCGTGGCCGTTGAGGTATCGCGCGGCACGCTGACGCCGGTAACGAAGCAAATCCCCGTTCTCAATGCGCCGCCCGCTTTTGACGACACGCGCTGGCCGATGGTGAGCGTCCACGTGACTAGCGATGGTCCTGCAGAGCGAGGCATCGGCGAGTCGATTGGATCGGATGACTGGGACCCGGATAGCGGCATGTGGAAAGAAGGTGAGGGATGGATGGCTAACACCGTCCTCGCCATCGTCGGCTGGTCGAAAAACGCCGACGAGCGCATTGCGCTTCGCAAGGCTATGCGCCGCCTGATTATCGCCAACCTGCCGGTATTCGATGGCCTCGGAATGATCCGCATTGATATCTCCCAGTCCGATCAGGACTACGTATCAGGCGAATACCCGGCTCCGATCTTCTCGACGGTGTGCAGCTTCTCATGCCTCGCGCCCGCATACGTCACGGACGAAGTCCCGGTTGTTACGGAAGTCACTTTGGATGGCGTGGCAGTTTTTTCAGCAGCACAAAACGAAACGGCGTGAATCGCCAAATCAATCAACCGAAAAGGAATTCGACATGGCTATCGACACGCCGAGCACCGAAACCGCAGCAGCGCCAGACGCTGCCGCCCACAAGCCGCATACCGCTCACAAGGTCTCGCTGGAGCACTTCGCCACGCGTCTGTCCGGTACGGATAAGCGCGTCGCGCTGATCCACGGCTTCGTTCACACGATGAAGGCTGCGAAGAAATTCCGCGACTTCCCGGCGAACTACCACGCCGCTTTCGCTGAATACACGCACACGCCGTTCAGCCATCGCAAGGCGGCCAATACCGCGACCGCGGCAAACACGAAGTAACCCGTAAAAAAGGAGCGTCATGAGTTACTTTTTCAATGGCCGCGAGTGGATTACTCCGGCCACCATGTCGGCTGTCAACGATAGCGCGTTGGCACCGCAAAGCCAGAGCGTGGGCAATGTCGCCTGCTTTCTCGGCGAGTCCGTTGGCGGTGAGCCCGGCGTCGTCCTGACGTTCGGGAGCCCGAATGAGGCTCAGGCAACCCTGATTTCTGGCGAACTGCTGACGGCTGCAATGAAGGCTTTCAGCGCCTCGAACGAAACGGGCGGCCCGGCCAGCGTGGACGTTGTTCGCGTCAATCCGGCCACGCAATCGCTGCTCACCTTGAACGACACGAACAGCGCTGCTGCCGTGAACATCGCATCGGCTGACTGGGGCGCTTACACGGCTCAAATCAAGCTGACGGTGGAAGCGGCGAGCGGTGGCGTTGGCTATGCAGCGACCTGTGCCTACGGCAAGGCGTCGTACAGCATCGACAACCTGACGGCGAACCCGTTCAACATCACGTACGTTGGCGCTCAGACCGCTGCGACCCTGTCGATCACGCCGACCACGTTGGTTCTGACGGCTGGCGGAACTACGGTTGCGACGATCTCGTTGGCGACGTACCCGACGGTCGGCCAGCTTGTTGACTTCATCAACACGCTGCCGGGCTTCGAAGCGGACGTGAATGGCGGCTCGATCAATGCGCCGTCGCTCAATGGTCTCGACACGGTTACGGCGGTGAGCCTTATCCCGGCTGAAACCGGCGATACGGTCGCGGTTACCGCGAACCTGAATCAACTGATGGCGTGGTTCAACTCGGTAGCGCCGCTCAGCCAGCCGCTGATCGTCGCGTCGTACGCGGCAGGTTATTCGGGCCTGCCGCTGGCGCACATCCCGTTCACGTACCTCGCGGGCGGATCGGACGGCCAGACTTCGCCGGCCAGTTACGACGCGGCGCTGACCGTTCTGCAAAACAGCGACGTTCAGTGGATCACGCCGATTTCGCCGCTGCCTGACGTATGGGCAATGGTGGACGCGCACGTGCAGTTCATGAGCACGGTAGGCGGGCGCGAGCGCCGCGCAATCGTGGGTCCGAACATCGGCACCACGGACGCTCAAGCAATCGCGTTCGCGTTCAACCTGAATTCGAACCGCACTTCGCTGGTCCACCTGGGTTACTACGGCTTCGACCTGACCGGCGTGCAAGCGGGCCTGCAGCTTTACCCGCCGTACCTGACGGCTGCCGCGATTGCGGGCGCGTTCTCGGGCGTCTCGCCGGGCACCGCCATGACCAACAAGGCAATGACCTTCTCCGGTCTCGAACGCCTGCTGAATGTGCCGACGGATACCGACCCGCTGATTCAGGGCGGCGTTATCCCGCTGGCGAAGCAGACGACTGGCTACATGGTCATTCAGTCGATCTCGACGTGGCTCGTGGACAAAAACTACGACAAGGTCGAACAGTCGGTGGGCTGGGCGCTGGACTACACCTGCCGCACGTCGCGCGAGGCGCTCGACCCGCTGCGCGGCCAGAAGATCACCCCGATCCTCCTGGGTCGTGCCGTCACGCTGGTCGAATCGAACCTGAAGGAGCTTGCCGTTCCCGATCCGCAAGGCCCGGGTGTGCTGGCTGGCGACGCGACGAATCCGCCGTATCAGAACATCACCGCGAGCGCGGTCGGAACGGCTGTCGCAGTGTCGTTCCAGTGCTCGCCTGTTCTGCCGGCCAACTACGTTTCTGTGACTGTCTACGCTGTGCCGTTCTCTGGCACTGCGTCGGCATAAGGGAGTAGCCGAACATGGCAAACACGAACACTGTGCAGGGTCAAACGAACCTGCAAACCCGCTCCGGTAACCGGATCATCATTACCTTCGGCGGCGTGCAAATCGGCATGCTGCAGTCGGTGACGGCCTCGGACGATTATGCGCCGGAACCTGCTAGCGGCATCGGCGATATTCACGTGCAGGAGAACGTGCCGACTATCGCACGTCACTCGCTCGCAGTGTCCGCGATGGTTATGAACAAGGGTGCGATGGTGAAGGCTGGTATCGCGCCTGAGAACGGCGACGCGGTGCTTCTCGGCATCGTGTTCAACGTCGAAATCTACTCGAAGGACGACGGTATCTTGCTCGCAAACTACATCGGCTGTTCGTACGCATCGGGCTCGCTCGAAGTGTCGAAGCACGCGATTGTCATGCAGCAAGGTCAACTGCTCGCTCTCGACCGTACCGGCACAAACGCATAAGCGTTACTGCGCCCGCCGCCTTCGGGTGGCGGGTTTTTCCTTTTGGAGACCATTGAATGCGTACCGCGAAAGAAACAGATTTCAACGTCGAAGTGGAAGGCTTCGGCACCTTCGTTTTTGGCCGTCGCACACGCGAGGATCACTTCAAAATCCGCTCGCGCTACAACGTGCTGACGGAAGGGCTGTACGACGAGAAGGGCAATTGCTCCGATATCTCCGCGCTCGGCTATGTCGTTCTGCAAACGATGTTGGTTAGCTGCCCGGAAACGTTCAATTTCGAAGCGCTCGACCCGCTGATGGACGACGATTTCGACAAAAAGATCATGAAGGTCTTTACCGCGCTGTCCGCAAAGGAGCAGTCCTTTCGTCCCCAACCGGCGCAAGGAAGCTAAAGCACGCGGCAAGGCGCTCGCGAACACTTACGAGCTTTGGTTCCGCGAAAAGTACAGTCTCGCTCCGACTGACCCGCGCTTCCTCGCGATGACTGAGGAGGATATCGAATCCGAGTGGTGGGCGTACCACTACCAGGAATCGAAGGCGAGCGTCGAATTTGATGACGACGACGAGAACGCGGCCAGTGACTACCTCGCGCAGATCAACGCAGAGGCGGAAGCTGCAGAGGCGGCTGGCGGCACTGATGGGCCAGAAGCAAACCCCGAAGACTGGGGCCCCGAAGAGTGAGAAGGCCCCGGTTCGCCGGGGCTTTTTCGTTCGTGACGCGACCATTCATGAATCAAAGGAGCGAGCATGGCAGAAGTCAAAATTGGCGTTGGCGCAAACGTCGGCGGCGTTGACGCAGCGATTCAGAAAATAACGGCCAGCATGAATAAGCTGGGCTCTGCGGTCGCACAGAATCAGAAGATGAAGTTCGAGCCGACCGACGTGAAGCTGATGGCCCGCGATCTCGCGCTGGTCAACAAGCAGTTTCAGCAGACGCTCGCGCTCTCTGCGCAGCTCCGCTCCGCTCTGAAGGCGACCGGCCAGACCGGCTCGCACCTGTCGCAAATCGACTTCTCGAAGCTATCCGCTGACCCGCGTGTGGCGCAGCGGCTTCGTGATCGCGCCTTCCTCCATTCCGTGCGCGGCACGGCACTCGACCCGACCGCCTATAACGAGACCGATGCGAACGGCAACATCGTTCCACCTGCCGCGCCCGGTGGTGGTGGCGGTGGCGCTGGCGGGTCTGGCGGCGGTGCTGGCGGCCCCGGTGGCGCTGGCGGGGGCGGTGGTGGTCGTCGCCCGCGCGGCGGTGGTGGCGGAGGCTCTGGCGGCTCAAGTGAGGGCGAGGAAGGCGGCTCGTGGTGGCGGCGTCGCCCGCGCGATATGGGCACGGCGACTGCGCTGGCCGTCGGCAATGGTATCGGCGGCTCCATGGGCAACGTGCTGACGGCGGGCATCGCTGGCGGCCCCATGGGCGCGATCCTCGCTGGCGTCACGTCGGTCATTGGCAAGGGCATGGAGTGGGCTGGGCAGGGCATGGATCAGGCTAAGGCCCGCAACCTCGACCTTGACTCGCTGAAGCGCTCGATGGGCGACCTCGGCGTTTCATTCCGTGGCCTGAGCGATGAATCGTACAAGGCAGCGCAGGGCCTCGGCATGGCGAATGGCGAATTCGTCAAGCTGGAGCAACAGGCGAACTCGGCGAGCGGCGGCGCATACAGCACTCCCGGCGAACTCTCTCGCGCAACGCGCTCGGGCGTCGATCTCTCTCGCGCGTACGGACTCGACCCGTCGCAGGGTGTCGGCTTCGTTTCTGGCATGCAGCGCATCAACTCGCGCCAGAACAACAAGGAACTCGCCACGCAGCTTGCGGAAGCCATCGTCAATGCGCAGGGTAAGGCGACGCCTGGCGAAGTCATGCAGGCCATGCAGGGCTTTGCAGCCTCGCAGAATCGGTTCAATTCAGGCTCGGTTGATCTCGACCGCTTCGGCAACGCCTACGGCTCCATGCTGCGCGGCGACGGCATGACAGCGGACCATGCATCCTCGATCCTCGGGCAGGCCAACTCCGCCATGCAGCAAATGGGCGGCACTGAGGCGTCGAAGAACTTCACGCTTCAGGCGTTCGGCAACCTTGACCCGATCCGCGCAGCGATGCGCGCAGAGGGCGGCCTGTTCGGCAACGGCCTGGACAGCCCGGCTATCACAAGTTACATGTCGCAGCATGGCGTGAAGGACTGGGACAGTCAGGGCAAGGGGCCTGCCGGGACCAACTTCGGCGTCATGCGCGACGCGTTCGATCGCGCTTACGCCGGGCGCGGCCAGTACGGCGCGGAAATGGAGCTTGACGCCGAGAAGAACTACTTCGGCCTTCGCTCGTACGCGGATACGTCGTCATTCATGAACATGAGCGACTCCGATCACAACGGCATTGCGACCGTTTTGAAGAACGCCGGTCTCAAGCTGGGCGACGTGCGCGAGGGCGGCCTGCAGGCTATCGCCAGCATCTCGAAGGCTACCTCGTTTGGCGGCCTCGATAGCCTGTACAAAAACAGCATTCGCAGCCGCGGCGACATGAGCCCAGCCGACCTGAATACGCTCGACAAGGCTGAGAAGGGCGGCGACTTTCAGGAGTTCCAAAACGAGCTTGTCCGCGTGCTCGCCGGGAAGGGTCAGGAGGACGACCAGGCAACGACGCAGCGCTCTATCGACGCAACGCTATCTGACATCAAGACGAAGATCGGCGACGGCCTGCTGCCGATGACCAACACGATGATGCAGGGCATTATCAAGATGGCCGGTCTCGGTAGCCCGGATGCGGCGGTGAGCGGTAGCGGTGCGCCGTACGGCTTTGGGTCTGGCCCTGTCCCGGTCGCTGGCGGCAAGGGAATTGTCGTACAGCCTGGCGGCTCAACGGCTGCGCCGGGCGGCTCAACGGTGGGCGGCCCGGGCGACGCTCGCATGCCTCGCCGGCAGGCCGCAGGAAATCCGCAGTATTACGAATCCGGTCAGGACACAGTCGCGGGATGGGCTAACGGCACGTATGGCTCGATGGTCGGCGGGGCTTACTCGGTCAATCAGAACGTCGTTGACGGCATGGGCCAGCTTATGGGGATGGGCGTCGATAAGGCGCATGCGTCCGCGATCATGGCGAGCGCAATCCGCGAATCGTCTATGGACCCGGCTGCTGGTCACGTCGGATCGTATGGCCTATTCCAGTTCGACAAGGCTCGCGCGGGCGACTTCCAGAATGTCATGGGAAAGAGCCTCTACGGTTCGAGCCAGCGCGACCAAATCGACTACATGATGAAGTCAATGCAGAAGGGCGGCGAAGAGGCCGGTCCCGGCGCAGCGTTTTGGGCATCGAACGGTAAGGATGCGGCGCGCGTCTTTAGCGACAAGATTGAACGCCCGAAGGAAACGAGCAAAGAGGGCGACATTCGCAGCGGCATCGCGGGTGCGCTGAACGATAGCAACATCCATATCACCCTGAATCAGACGGTGACCACGCCGAGCGGCCAGAAGAGGACGCAGAAACTGAGCACGAAGGTCCCAACGCCGTCGGCGTCTGGCTTCGGCACGATCATTGAACTACCCCCTGGAAAATAAGCATGTTCGCAAAGGTTCGCAAGCCGAATATTCAGATTCTGCTGCACAAGGTGGTGACGCGCACCAGCGCGACGGGGAACGTTTCGGCCACCACGGGAAGCGGTGCGCCTAACTCGTTTTCGTCGTCGTCCACGCCGTCTAATTCGCCGTCCGCGCTCGCCGGGCCGCCGAGTCAATCCGATTCGCCGTCGAACATTTACGACCTCACGCCATGGCTCGGAGACGGGTCTGTTGTGCGCGTGCAGAAGTCTGTTCGCGACGACGCCGGGGCGTTCTCTATCACGTTCGTTGACCAGGTAATGGCGGGCCTGCAGGACACGCTCCATACGCTGCTTGAGCCGATGGACATGGTTGAGATCCGCTTCGCTGGAGACGCCTACACGTATGCCGGCACGAACGGCCAGAAGCTGCCGATCATGATGCGCGGTTTCATTGGCAATATCGAGCGCTTCCAAGGTATGAGCGCGGATGGAAAGCCGACGCGCACGATCCACGTGGTCGGCCACGACTACCACAAGATTTTGCAGATGATTCAGATTTTCAACATGCCGTGTACGCCGGATGTTGCAAACCTGATTTCGAGTTTCCCGCTGTTTTCGAAGTACGGCGAGGACCTCAACGTCCAAAAATCGACCGCATTCTTTCAGGCCGTATTTGACCTGATCGTCAATCCATATATCGCGGGTATGCAGGCGGCGGGCGCAACCTCGGGCACCGCGCTCGCCGAGATCGCGACCGACATTCAGGTTCCGGATGCGCTCGTGTCGGTGCAGCTTGGCGCGTTCAATAGCGGGACGGTCCAGGACCTCCTGCGCGAGTATCTCGACATCGGCCCGTTCAATGAATTCTTTGTTGAGGACCGCGATGCAGGCGCCTGGGGTCCTGCTGGCCCGTATGCGGTATATCGCCCTGCGCCGTTCCTTGCTGCGGCCTCGAATGCCCCTATTCAGCCCATTCAGACATCGGTGACGACGGGAGTTAGCCAGGATAGCCAACTTTCCCCGACGGCGAACCTCGTATCGATTACCTCGGACCCGATCATTTCGATTTCGCAGCGCCGCTCTGACGCGAACCTGGCGAACTATTACTGGTGCGATGCGCCGCGGTTCAACATGAACTATCAGGACCTGACGAAAATGTACGCGTCCTATGCGACGCAGCAGGGCGCGGTCCCGTACTACCTAACTGACGTTCAGAACGTCAACCCGGCGCTCTATGGCCTGCGCAAGATGGAAGTCTCGACGCAGCAGGGCGGCTCGACGGAAACGAACAATGGCAATGGGCAGCCCGCCGACGATACGCGCTGGAACAATCAGACCGCATTCGTCGGCTGGATTGACGACCGTCGCAATCTACTGATCGCGCTCAATAAGGATAACGTCATCTTTGAGGATGGCGCTATGCACATGGAAGGAAATGAGCGCATCAAGGCTGGCGTCTACGTAAAGATTCGCTGGGGCGCTACGCCGAGCAATCCGAAGGGCAATTTGCAGTCGCTCTATTACGCGCACTCAGTTACGCACGTCTATGAGCCGTTCGGAAACTACTTCACGGAAGTGGATTACGACCGCGGGACCAACTTCGCCGACCGCATCACGCAGGCGAAGGGCGGCGTTTCTCCCTACTACTCTGAAATGATTTCGTGGAGTAACTCGTAATGTGGAGTCAGAAAGGGCTCAAACTAGGCATCGTTGTCGCAGTCTATCCGGAAGGGAACAGCATCGATGTTCTCATGCCGAAGTCTGGCGACCGCCTTGCAAACGTGCAGTGCGCCGCACACACGGGAAGCTCTGACACGGGCATTATGGACTTGCCTGAAATCGGTCTGCCGGTGGACGACACGCGCTGGACCATGGTGGTTGTAGCGAGCGCGCCGCGCTACGTGCGTGCGATTATCGCGAGCGTGGACGGCATGCCGATCTGCATGGGCTTCGTGCTGCCGCAGGTAACGCAGCTTACTTTTCAGCGCAACAACTTCCGCGTGAGTCGCCATGCCTCTGACGTGTACAGCACGACAAACGAAAACGGCGATCATGAGTGGTATCACCCAAGCGGGACATTCCTTCGCGTAGCCGCGAGCCCGGCACATGAGGACCTGACTGCGCAGGACGTTGACAAGTCGTGGGCCGTCAAGCAGAACACGGCTGCCGCGCCGTACGTCAACCTGGTGGTGGCGAACGCGGGCGCGCAGATGGCGCAAATCGAAGTCGATCCGAGCGGCAACATCACCATCACGCACAACGGCAACCTGACGGTCAACACGAAGGGCAACGCTGCGGTGACGGTGCAGGGCACGACGACGGTTACCTCTACCGGCGCGGCAGACCTGAAAGCGCCGACAGTGACCATTGATTCGCCGCAAACCACTTGTACGGGCGCGCTGACCGTCCAAGGTCCGCTGGCATTCGAAGCGGGTGCGAGCGGCACAGCGGGCTCAGGAGGCGGCCCTGCAATGACGATTACCGGCGACGCGACAGTGACCGGCACGGTTACTGGTCAAACCGATGTTATCGCTGGCACGATCAGCGGCAAGGGCCACAAACACCCTGGCGTGCAGTCTGGCGGCTCCGAAACCGATCCTCCGTCAAACAGCTAGTCGTGAAGCGAAGCTCAACAGACACCTTTAGGAGGAACCATGTCTGTTGAGCAAGTCCACGAACAAAAAGAAACGCTGTCTATCGATATCCTGATTCCCGGCCACGCGGCGCGCAAGGAAACGCCTCTTTTCAGGCACTCCCGCGAAAAGCTGATTGAGCGCGAGGGCGGTCGCTGCTTCATTTCGAACATGACGGCAGAGGAACTCGGCCATCCGCTGGAAGCGCACCATCATCCTATCGAACGCTGCTTCGCAGAGATCGTAGATTGGGAGCGCTTCGCGAAGGATTGCAAAGCGGGTCACTGGGGCCCGCATGCTCAGGCATTCGACTGGGTCAAGTTTTTCGAAGGCGCAGAGCATGTAGTCGTGAAGCCTGCAGAGACTCCGCTGCACAGCGACGTTACGCGGCTTGTTCCGAAGGACCCGTACCTTTTCGTGGATGACATGACAGTGAATGGGCTGCTGATCGGAAAGCAGTTCCACACGCAGAAGGACCAGGGAATCCACATGACGACGTTCCCCGACTGGATCATCCAGAAGTACGCCGTCGAAGGCTACCGGATGACGCCGACCGAAGTCATCCACCACGACGACTAAATGAGTTCGTGACGCCATCTTTGGCGTCATGAGCACTCCATTCGTCCCCCTCTCGTTCGCTGCGCCGCAAATCCCGGCTGCGTTGCAGGCGCTGAATTCGCCTCCATCGCAGAAGCCGGGAAGTTGCCCTATCAGCTTCACGCTGGACGACTACGCCACGGGCGCGGCCCCCGTGGTGCTGCCGCTCAACATCCGCCCTGAAGAATTGACGCGGACGGAAGTGTCACGCGTGACGGTGCAGCAGACTCTCGGCGGCGCATTCGCGGACGACTTCGGAGCTGGCCTGACGCAAATCAATATCAGCGGAAATACCGGCTGGCGCGGATTCAATGGCGTGGACGGCATGGCGTTTTTTCAGGCGCTTCGTGCGGCGAGTTTCACGAACTGGCATATCGCACGTAACAATGCCGCGATCAAGGGCCTCAGTCCCGACCTCGTTCAACTGATTTTCACGGACGCGCTCAACTCGACGCTCGATCTCGTCATTCCGATGAGCTTCACGCTGCGCCGCTCGCGCTCGCGTCCGCTGCTGTGCATGTACCAAATCTCGATGATCGGTCTTGGCGACGTGCCGCCGCCTTCGTCAGGCTCTGACGGATGGCTGTCTGGTCTCATTCAGAAACTGGGTCTTCAGAGCATCGTGGCCGCTGTTAAACAGATCGTGAGCGCCGTAAAGTCAGCCGTCAATTTTGTTGAGTCGAACATCATCGGCCCGATCACGTCTTTCATGCAGACGGCGGTATCGGTGTTCAACGAGGCTATGGCTATTGTTGAGACCCCTGCCGCACTGGTGAGCCTGGTTACTGGCGTCGCGCAGTCCGTCGCGCAGTGCGGTTTCAACATGTTCGCGACGCTCGGCTCGGTGGCGAGCAACGCGGCCAACGTGACCGGCCCGCTTATGCAGGTGCAGGCGGCTTTTTCAGACGTGGCATGCGCTTTCGCCAATGCCATCGCGCAGGCGCAGACATATCCCGTCTATACGGGTCTCTACGGCGCGTCTAACTGCTCCTCAACGGTCCCCGGCTCGACGCCGCAGTCTCAGTACACGCTGAATGGAGCTAACCCGTTCTACGACGTTATGGGAACCAGCATGCCGCCGCCCATTCAGGTGAGTCAGGCAGCGCAGCAGGCTATCAACACGATCCTTTACACGGACCCGGTGTTGGCTCCCCTTACGCCCGCGCAACTCGCGTCGCTCGCGGCGACGATCACTAACGGTATTTCGCTGACCTGATGCCATCGATCTTTGATACCCCGCTTACTGGATTCCGCCACGTCCAGACGCAATACGGTGACACGCTGCAGACGTTCGCTGCGCGCGTGCTCGGCGACACGTCGCAATGGGCCATCCTGATCGGGATGAATGGCCTGATTCCGCCGTACCTGACGGACGACCCCGATTCGGTTGTGCCGGGCGTCCTGCTGAATGGCTCGTTTCTGACGATCCCGGCGTCAAGTGCGGCCACATCAACAGACCCGAACGACGTTTTCAAGACGGATGGGCTACTGAATCCGGACGGGACCCTGAACGTCACTGATGACGGCGACATCGGGACTGTCTCGGGTATCGCGAACCTCAATCAGGCGCTCGAAAACGCGCTCGATACGGACCAAGGCGAGCTTCTCTACCACTTGAGCTACGGATACCTCGGACGCCGCCTGCTGGGCAAGCAAAACGGGCCCACGACGGGGATGCTCGCCGCGCGCTATGCGAAGCAAACCGTGGCAGCCGACTCGCGCATCGCGCAGGTTGACGACTCGACCGCAACCATCGTCGGCGATGCGATTGCAACCGTGGTGCAGGCCGAGACCATCGCGGGAACGAAGGTTCCGATCAACACGACTGTCTCGAACAGCGCGCTCAACTAAAAAAGGACCGCCGTGGCATTTCAGCTTAAAAACTTTGCGTCCATCGTAAATTCGATGATCAATCGGATGAGCATGACGCAGAAGAAGGTGACCGACTTCAATGTTGGCGCTGTCATTCGCACGATGCTCGAATCGCCGGCCGCCGAGCTTGACGAGCTTTACCAGCAAATGTTCAACGGGTTGCAGGAGGCTATCCCTGTCTCCGTATTCAATTCGTTCAACTTCCCGCCGCTGGCCGCTCAGAGTGCGTCTGGATTGGCCCAATTGTCGATTGCTTCCCAGCCGACGGCTGTGCTGGTGGCCGCTGGTACGACCTTCACGCCGAACGGCGCGACCTCAAGCGTCTATCAATCGGCTGCCGACGTGGTTATCCCGGCTGGCAGCACGACGGTCAATATTCAGGTCGCATGCACGCTGACTGGCACGGTCGGCAACCTGCCGCAGAACCAGTCGTTCTCGGTATCGCCGCAGCCGACCGGATTCGTGAGCGCGACCAATGCGAATGCGTTCGTGAATGGGCAGGATGCCGAGACGCCTGCGCAGCAACTTATCCGCTTCCAGGCGTACATTTCTACGCTCTCGCGCGCTACTGTCGCCGCGCTGCAGTACGGCCTATCGACCGTCAACCTGACGGACTCGATGGGAAATATCAAGGAAAAGGTCGCGCTCAACCTCGTCGTTGAGCCGTACCTAACTAACCCGACCGCGCCGATTGCGCTGGTCAACTGCTACATCCACAACGGGGTAGGCGACACGTCGCAGGCGCTGCTCACGCAGGCTCAGAACGTCATTGCTGGCTATGTGAATCCGCAGGGGCAGAAGGTCCCCGGATACAAGGCTGCTGGCGTCAAAACGAACGTCTTTATCGCGACCGAAGAACCGCTCGCCGTGACGGCCACGGTGACCATCGCGCCGGGCTTCGTGTGGGACAACGTTCAGCCGCTCGTGCAAGCTGCGATCTTCTCGTATCTGCAGGGCCTCACTATCGGCAACTCGGGAAGCCAGGACCCCGGAACAGACCCGGTAGGAACCGCCGTGGCCGCACAGATTTCTCTGGCCGCCATGTCGATTCCGGGCGTGACGAACTACGTCTCGACGTTCACCGATACGCTGGCCGCCACGGGCACGAAGAACATGCCGGGAACGATCACCCTGACGCAGGGGGCCTAAATGCTGCTGACTCAAACCCTTCTCGGGTTTCTGAACCGGGTCTTTAACAAGAGCCCGGCGCAGGTGCTCGCGATGCAGTTCAACCACGTCTATCCGATGACGTGGCAGGTGAAGGACGGGATTCTTACGACCGTCGTGCAGAACACTGGGCCGACCGGCAATCTGACGATCAACCTGGCTGATTACACCTTCGCGGAACTGGTCAACTACATTGCGGCGCAGCCTGGGTACGTGACGCCGTACCTCGCTCCGTCTATGGCTAATATCGGCGCAGTAGCCCTCCTCGATGCGACCGGAAGTGTGACGCCCGACGATCCGCCGCAGCCGCTATACGCCTTCACAAGCATTCTATGGGCGTACCTGGACGCTAACGCCGCAGAACTCGAACTCGCATCGCAGCAGATTAAAAACCTGCCTGCGGAAATGAGCACGACCACGGCAGACACGATCTGGCTTGACACGCTGGGGACCTACTACAAAGTCCCGCGCAATCCGAATGAAGCCGACTCGTCTTACGGTCCTCGCATCATTTCGTCCGTGTTGCGCCCGATGTCGAATAACGTCGCGATGGAGATCGCAATCTCGACATTCACTGGGCAGGACACGACCGTTACCGACGTGGTGCTGCCGGGCGTCACTGGCAACGCGTATAACGGGGTCCACGTGTACGACGGGACCATTGACCACAATTCCGCCAACACGCCCGTATATGGCCTGTTCGATGTGCAGTATGGGTACGACCTGATCAACGGGCAGGACCCGACTTCGTTCGCAACCACTGTCTCGGCGCTTATCAACACGCTGCGCGCCGCGGGCACGCACCTGCGCAATCTCGAACTTGTCGGTTCAAACCTGACTGACTCGCTCATTCCTCCGACGGACCAATTCTCGGTCATCGAAGTGATCGCGCCGTTCGCAGACACGCTCGTCAATCCGGTTGATGCGATGTCGGTTATCGCCGTCAAGGCTGCCGCGATGACGGACACGCTCACGCCTCCTCAAGATGCGGGTGGCATGGAACTAACAATCCAGTACAACTATACGTACAACGGAATTCGCTCATACAACGGAGTAATCCTGCACGAAAGCGGGCAAACCGAAGTAGATACGCTATAAATCGACAACTCCGCACTAAATGGACCCGCACACGCGAAAGCGTGGTCGCGGGAAAAAGTCGTGATTTCAGGCTAAGACCATCCACTAGAGGGGTCAGTCTGACCATGCAAATGCACATTATCGAACGACTGCTGCGCGCTTGTGCAGGCGCTGCAGCCGGTTTCGCGCTTCACGATCAACTGAATAAGCCGACCGGCCACGTCAAGTACGAAGTGCGCCGCGCGGGCAAACTCATCGAGCGCGTTGACGAACACAACCTGATCGTCATTTCCTCGCAGCCGATTCATTCGCAACTGCTCGGCGGCAACTTCACGGGCAACAACGTCGCGAAATTTGGCGTCGGCACGAACCTGACGCCTCCGGTCTTCGGCAATACGTCCCTCACGGGCCAGTACACGAACGCTATCCAAGGTGTGAGCTACCCGAACGGCGCGAACGGAGACGGCGTGCAGTTCGCGTTCGGCCTCGGAAACGCTGACGCTGCGGCCTACGGCATGGCGATTGGTGAGTTCGGCCTGCTGACGCCGACCGGCCTTCTGTACGCCCGCAAGACGCGTACGACTCCCCTCAACTTCGCATCTGACATTTCCCTTCAAGGGACGTGGACGATCACTTTTTAAGGGGTAAGGAATGGCTCTGCCCGAAATTAGCAACTATGATCCGACCGTTTACGAAATCCTAATTTCCGATGCGGTAGAAGGCTATAACCCGGCCAATCCGAACACGGCGGCGAACGTCGGCATTTCGAACCAGGCTGCGCTGAACCTCGCGAACCGCACGAACTGGCTCTACACGAACCTGAATCTGCTGATCTCGGGCGAGACGATCCCCGGCACGGTCGCGCCGCTGCTGTCGCCCGCGTTCGAAGGGACGCCGACTACGCCGACCCCGCCGCTCGGCGACAACTCGCTAAAGCTGGCAAACACCGCATTCGTGCAGGGCACGATTTCTGGTGTGCTGTCGCTGAGCGTAGCTGGGGGCTCGAACGTCTCCCTGAGCGCCGTGCAGGCAGGCAACGGTACGCTTAACTTCACGGGCGCACTGACGGCAAACATCGCCGTGATCGTGCCGAGCACGCCCGGCAAGTGGATCGTAAAGAACAATACGACCGGCGCATTCACGCTGACTGTCAAGACGGCGGCTGGCACTGGCGTGGCTGTCTCGCAAGGAAAAGTTCAGAGCATCGCTGGCGATGGCACGAACGTTTTCCTCGCGTCGAACGACTTCTCGAATCTTGTCCTGAGCGGGCAGCCGACGACGCCGACGCCGCCGATTGGTGACCAATCGCTGAAGATCGCGAACACGAACTTCGTGTGGCAGTTCGTGGACGGCGCTGTGAATGTGCCCGTCGGCGGCGGCTCGAATGTCACGCTGACCCCGGCGCAGTACGGCAACGGCATTCTGCTGCTGCAGGGCGCTCTGACGGCGCAGATTTCGGTCCAACTTCCCTCGCAAAGCGGGCAGTGGATCGTTGCAAACCAAACGACCGGCGCATTCGGCCTCACAATGGCCGTTTTGGGGTCCGCTGGCAAGACGGCGACGATTCCGCAGGGTCAGTCTGTCATCGTCTACTCGGACGGCGTCAACGTCATTCTGGCGGGCGCTGCCGCATCCTCGTCGTTCTCGTATCACACGTTCACGGCGACGGCAGGGCAGACCACTTTCCCGTGCTCGTACACGCCCGGCAACATCATGGTTATCCAGGATGGTGCGGTGCTCGCCTCGGCGAACTATACGGCGACCGACGGCGCGAACGTCATTCTGGATATCGCCGCTCCGCTCAACGACGAAATTCAGGTGCTCGCGTTCTCATCGTTCACGGTATCGAATGCCGTGACGTGGGCGGGCGGCACGATGCAGGGTGCGCTGCAACTGTTCGGCGGAGATACGGGCGTTACGCCTGCGCAGTTCGATAACGATTTGTCGCTGGCGACGACTGCGTTTGTGCAGCGTGCGCTCGGTAATTTCCAGGCGCATACCATTTTGGCCGCATCGGGTGTTCTCTCGTCGTCTCAGACGGGGTCGCTCATTGAACTGTCTGGCTCATCGGCTATTACGGCCACGCTGCCGCCGCCTACCACGCAAAACCTCCGCTTCACCTTCTACAACGCATCTACGGCGGTTGGAACTATTGCTACGCCAAGCGGCGTGATCTTCAATGCGTTGACGGGCTCCACGTCGGTATCCATCCCATCAGGCTGCGCGTTCGACATGGTGAGCGATGGATCAAACTGGCTCGTCATTAGTGGCGTCGGCTCTGCATCCCTCATCGGAAGCGGTGGATGGCAGAAGCTGCCGAGCGGCCTGATTATTCAGTGGGGTCAAGCGCCTTGCGCGGCTAACACGTCTACTACTACGACGTTTCCTATTGCCTTCCCGAATTCGTGCCTTAACGTCGCCGGCAGCGGCAACCAGGCATCCGGTAATTCGCAGGCATACGCCGTCGTCAACTTCAAGAGCGCAACCAACTTTACATGGAATGCGTTCTTAGCGGCAGGTGGCTCAGTGCCGGTTCTCTGCTCGACGGCTGGCGGGGTTCAAATGTGGTATTTCGCGGTGGGGTTCTAATCATGGGTCAAAAATACGCACACCTTGACGACGCCGGATTTGTCATTGGCTTCTATGCCGATGACATCCATGCGGATCATCAAATTCCCGCTGGCGCGGTTCCGATTGACGATGCGCATCACATTGCGCTCATCGAAGGTCAGGCATCGGGCAAGCGCATGAAGGTCGATAAGAAGGGCAAGCCGCTTCTCGTTGACCCTGCGCCGCCGACCGCCGATCAACTCGCCGCATCCCTGCGCGTACAGCGCAATGCCGCTCTCGCCGCAACGGACTGGCTTGCCTGCCGCCACATGGACGAACAAATGGCGATGCAGACCACGACGCTCGCGCCAGACCAAGTAAAGGCGCTCGGCGCATACCGCAAGGCGCTGCGCGATCTGCCGTCGGCGAAGGGATTCCCGAACGTTGCGCTGCCGGTTGCACCTGATTTCATTGGAGCCAAATAATGGCGTTCGCTGGTACTAAATCCGCAATTCTGGCGGCGGTTGCCGCGCTGCTTCTGCCTGACGGCCTCGGCAATATTCAGATTGCGCAGTCGCCGCCGCAGTTTGACAACTCGCTTAATGTGGCGACGACGTCGTTTGTCCGCCAACTTGGCATGCAGTCTGCGTCGGTCATCTCGAACAGTGCCGCATCTTTTACCCCTGGGCTTGCGGCCATTGGTTCGACGGTCATCAGCACTGTGGCGGGAGCTGGCACGCTCAATCTTCCAGTATTGTCGTCGGTTCCTGCCGGAGCCAGAATCGAGATTCTTAATTTCGGTACGGGAACCCTCGCGCTTGCTGCGACTGGCGGGAACGGGGTCATCAATAATGGTGCAGCGTCGGTCGCAAGCTACCCGCTTCTGGCCGGTGACACGGTAACCCTTGTTTCGAACGGCTCAAATGTCTGGATGGCCGTAGACGGGGCGGGGCAACTCAAGGGATCGGGATCGTTCGGCGCATCCCTCGCTGCCAACGGCTATCAAAAGCTGCCGAGCGGCCTGATTTTCCAGTGGGGTAGGTTCAATGGGAGTGGATCGGCTGATACGCCCGTAACCTATCCTATCGCATTTCCTAATGCTGCTCTGTCACTGAATGTCACTTCATGGACTGCGTCCGGTGCGGGTTCTTTCGGAACGACTACGGGGACTGGGTCTCTGACTGGCTTCTCGGGGTCTACGTGGGCTAGTTCGACGGTTCGTTTGGCAACCACGGGTACATGGATCGCAATCGGAAACTAATCATGGGTCAAAAATTCGCAGCATATAACGCGCAAGGCGCGATCATCGGCTTCTACGATAGCGTCGATAGCCCGGTTCCCGCTGGCGTCACCAGCGTCATTGCGATCACGCAGGCGCAATGGCTGGTGTGCATCAATTCGCAACCGCCGTTCACGGTAGCAAATGGCGCGCTCGTCGCCCCGCTTCCGCCGACGGCTGCAGAGCTTCTCGCCGCGGCGCAATCGTCGCAACTGGCAGCACTTTCTTCGGCATGCGCGGCTGCTATCGTGGCAGGCTTCACATCCTCGGCGCTCGGCGTGCCCTACACGTACCCGTCGAAGGCGACCGACCAGGCGAACCTGTCCGCGTCAGTTATCGCGGCGTTGCTCGCAGCAGGTCAGGCGTATCCGTGGACTGCTGATACGGCATTCGAAGCGGGCCATATCGTCTCCGCTGGCGGCCAGCTTTACACGTGCGTAGTTTCGGGTCCAAGCGGCGCTACAGAGCCCGTATGGCCCACTGTGTCCGGTCAGATCGCCAGCGATGGCGGCGCTCAGTGGGAACTGTGGGTGACGCCGTTCTGGTGCTCGGATAGCGGCGGTAACTGGGCATTCGTGAATCACACGTCGCCGCAAATCCAGAAGGTCGGTCAGGACGGCAAGCAGGCGATCCTCGCGAACATGGCGACGAACGTTCAGTTATCAACGCAGGTTTCGCAGGCTGAAACTGTCGCCGCCGTACAGGCAATTGTCTGGCCGTAAAACGCGCCAGTAGCGCTTGAAAATGCCGCCCTGTGAGGCGGCTTTTTTACGCGTATTCGTGACGCCAACATGAAATCCAATGAGCCACATAGAGGGCCTCACTTTTCCCTTTTCACTCATTGGATTTTTAATGGATAGCAAACAGATTTTTGAAGTAGCCCTCGCGGTTATCAACGTTCTCTTCCTGATCATCGGCTTCTTTGCCACATACATGATTCGGGACCTGAAGCAGGAGGCTACGGCTGGCGCTGATGCGGCGAAGGCGGCCTCAGAAGACGCGAAGAGGGCTTCTGAAGCCCTTGCTGCCCATCAACTCTACTGCGCCCGCACATACGTGACGCAAGAGGGCCTGACGACGGCAATCAAAAACCTTGAGGTAACCATTGGCTCTCTCGTGCAGGCCGTCAAAGACAACATGCAGGAGACGCGCCAAGGGTTCAAGGATCTCTACGGGAAAGTAGACACGAAGCAGGACAAGTAATGGGCGTCAATAGCGGGCTTGTGCTCGGTGCTGGCGACCTGACCATCACAAAGCAGAGCGAAAGCTGCAGGCTCAAGGCATACCCGGACCCAGCTTCTCCGCTCGCGCTAGGAAGGGGGTCTTCAGGGGCTCCGTGGACTGTCGGCTGGGGGCATACCGGCCCCGAAGTCCACGAAGGGCTTGTATGGACTCAGGAGCAAGCGGATGCGCAGCTTCTGAAGGACATGTCGGTAGCCGAAGCGAATGTCCGCGCAGTGGTGGAAATACCGCTTACGCAAGACGAGTTCATTGCGCTGTGCGATCTGACATTCAACATCGGTACGGGCAACTTCGACGGATCGACGCTTCTGCGCCTTTTGAATGCCGGCGACATCGATGGCGCGATTGCGCAGTTCTCGGTGTGGAATAAGGCAGGCGGAAAGGTGCTGGCCGGGCTTGTGAAGCGGCGCAGTGCCGAAGCCGCACTTTTCAGGCTGGGTGCGCATTGTTCTCTCTGTCATACCTCGCATTAATTCGAATAGGAGTACTTATGAACCAAACCTCTCCCGCTGCAACCGGCGCGGCTGGCGCAATCACCGCTGGCCTCGTTGCCGCGCTCGGCGTTCTCGATGCTCACTGGAAGCTCGGAATCGATCCGCAGGAACAGGTATCCATTGCTATCGGCGTCGTCACTGCAGGCCACTGGCTCATTCAGAAGTGGTTGTCGCGCAACGCTCCTGTCGCTGTCAAGACGGACGTGACGCCAGCATAAATTCGGTCGGCTAGACCGTCTCTTAAAACCATCGGTAAAGGAATCGATATGAAAAAGCGTCTTTTGATGGCTTGTGCTTTGGCGGGCATCGCAATGCTCGCCGCGTGCTCGGCCACGCAAATCCAGACCGCGGCGAACAACGTCGCAACCGTGAACAGCGCAGCGGTCGGCGCGCTCCAGACTACCGCCGCTGCAGTGAACGCAGCGTGCCCGGTCGGTCAGGCTGCTGTCACTGCCGCTGCTGTAGCTGACCCGACGTTGTCCGTTGTCGCGGCTGGTAACGGCGTGTTTTGCGCCGTGAACAAGGCCATCGCGGCGACCGCCCCGGCTTCTGCCGTTCCCGGTGCCTCGGCTCCCGCCGCTGCCGCGTCGCCCGGCGCGTCGGCTCCCGTCGCCGCATCCGCGCCGTCGGCGGCCTCGTCGTAAATGACGCCGCGCGACTTTGCGCTGATCGCGCAGGAGGCATATGACGCTGTGCCGGATATCGGTATTGCGGATAGCGCCTCTCGCGCGATCTTGCGGCATACGCCCGCTGGCTTTGTCGTGGCCTTCCCAGGCACGAACAACATCGCATCATGGCTCGCCGATCTGGATATCCTGACGGTCAACGTCCCGGGTGTGGGTGAGGTTCATGAGGGATTTTGGGACGCGTGGCAGGCTATCCGGGTGCCGGTTCTTGCGGCCATCGCCGGGCAGCCGGTGACGCTCGTTGGGCACTCTCTCGGCGCGGCTATTGCGCTGATGGCTGCGGCGGATATGACGGCGTCGGGGAATCCGCCTGTTGCCGTCTACGGCTTCGAGCCGCCGCGTGTGTGCGATGGTCCGCGCGTTGCGAAGCTGCTGAAGGGTGTTCCGATCCTTCTGACAAAAAACGGGAACGACGTGGTTCCCGATGTCCCGCTTCATTTGGATCATGCTGCAAAGGTGTCGGATATCGGCCATGCGTTTCTGCCGATTCCAAACGTGACCGATCATATGCTTGATCGCGTCACGCTCGCACTTGCTCTATCGACGGTGCGCGCGGCTTCCGCCACTCTAGCGCACGCCACCGCTTAGCCGAACAGCCTTCCTGCCTCAAGCAACTCCTGGCAGGCCACGCACAAATGCCGCCCCATTGCGCGACGCAGGGGCGGCAACTCTTCCCCGCAATCATCCTCCAATTGCACGCCCGGCCCGGTGCGCTTCTCGCGCCCGTTGCACGTCGCTGGGCCGTATCCCTTGTCTGCTGGTGCGAACGTCGCGGCGACCTCGCGCGGGCGGTTGTTGCGCTCCCAATCCATAGCCTCATGGATTTGCGCGGTATCTTCCTGACTCATTCTCTTTCTACCGTTTAACGGCCCCGGTGCGGGGCTCTCGTTTATTTTGCGGTCCCGACTCAGGCGATCACGCCGTATTGCCGAAGGTCTTCGTCGCGGGTGCGTGCGGCAATCGCTTCGTCGCTCAGTGTGAACCGAATGAACGCTGCCGCAGATTCTGGCTTCGTCAACCAGTCGTAGAACGTGTTCCCGAAGTCATCCATCATTCCACCACTTCCTCGGTCGGAATAAGGTAGCCGTTGTTAGCGCGGCGCATGCCGACCGCAGTCAGGCCCTTGTCTGTCGCAGCGTAGTAGTGCATGCCGCTCGGCGATACCTGCGTTTCCTTGACTAGACCGGCGCGCTGCATGTCCTGTAGCGTCTGAAATTCAGTGCCGTCTTTGTAGGTGGCGAAGTAGTTGCGCGTGCCCCACGATTGGCGGCGGCTGCTGCCCATGCCGAGCATGTGCTTGATGATTTCGACGTGTTTGGTGTTGGTGGTCATGGGGATTCTCAGGCGTCGCCGAAAAGGTCTTCGTCAATGTTGGTGAACGAAACGGCGCTCACTGCCACGCGCTCCGGGGTGTAAATGCCGATCAGGTCAAGTGCAATCTTTCTCACGTCGGCTCGCGTCATCGTGTCCGGACACTCGATGCGGAATGGCTTGCGGTCCTTAGGGGCGCAGGAGATGACGTAGGCAGTCGTCATGCGAACTCCTGATAGACGCGGGTGAGGCGACCGAAGCGCGGGTCCGCTTCCGGGTAGATGATTCGAGCGCGAAAGCCGTCTTCCATGAAGCCGAAGAACAGGTGCAGAGCGTAGAGGGTTGCTTGCGATGCGTTGTCGCGGCGTGCTTGGGGTTCGCTGTCAACTAGGACGGTGAAGTTTTCGTCGCTGATTACTTGAATTTCGATCTTGGTGGTCATAGGGGTTTGCTCCGGTTCGTTTCTGCTTGAAAAGAATAATACCCCACGAATCTGCTTTTAGGGAAGAAAATTAGACAAAAAAATGCACGCCGTGGCGCGGGGCCGTCGGCGTGCATCTTCGTTTGCTCTTTTTACTGTCCCGCGAAGCTGGCGGGGTCGCTTGTATCCATCCGGATTTGCCGCGCCATCGCCTCAAGCAGATCGGGCAGCCGCATTTGCGTTTCGATGTCTGCTTGCACCGAAAAGCCAGATCCTTTCTCGCCGTCGATCACCAGGACTAGAGCGCCGGCCGCGCCAGCTTCCTCGCGGACGATTGTGCAGAGGCGGTCGTATTTTCCGGGGCCTATCATTTGAGGAAGTGCTGCATGACGCCGGTCGCAAGCACGACCGTTAATCCGACTGCGTACAGCTTGTTGGTGAGCCGAGCTTCGGACGCTTCGATATCGGCTTTAGTAGCGACCTTCTCGCCGAGCGATTCATTGAGAGCTTCGGCGAATGCTTCCGCCTGCTTGGGGTCCATCGTCTCGCGCAGGCGCTTGACGAGTTTTAGGGTATCGATCACGGCTACCGTCATGGGGTTGGTTCCTTTGTTCTAGTTTAGTGCGAAATTGAAGGGTCAAGCGGCTACGTTTTGCGATGCGTCTTGCAGATTTTCGATCCATTCCCAGCCCGCCCACTTGTCGCCGGTCTGGCGCAGGTGCGAATAGCGCTTCAGGGACGCCCATGAGCGGTGCCCGGTGACTGCGGCGACGTGCGGGATGTTCCAGCCTAGCTCGAACAGCCTAGAGGCTCCCTCGTGCCTCAGATCGTGGAAATGAAGGTCGTCTATTGAGAGGAAGCTGGTAGCCTTTGTGAAGCTCGCGCTGACGCTCCGGTGGTTGTACGGGAACAGCAGCGCCCCGGTGCGTGGCATCGAGTCAATAATGCGCCGCGCTTCGGGCGGAAGGTCAACCCAAGTATCGTTCCCGATCTTCTGGCCCGGGTGCTTCATGTCGCGTACCAGCGCGCGGTCTCCCTCGTAGTCGGCCCACGCGAGTCGGCAGATTTCTTCCTGGCGGCGAGCCGAGAACATCGCGAACAGGATGATCTTGATCATCGGGATTTCGGCCCGCTCGCGCTTTTCCATTTCTGCGTAGTGGGCGAGGATATGGTCCATTTCGCCGACTGTCGGGCGGCGGTCGCGCTCCCGTGATCGGCTGCTTGAGCCCAGTTTCTTCAGGACCACTCGCGCATCGTTTATCTGCTGCATTTCGAGCGGGTAGCCCCAAGCCGGTTTCGCGACGGTGAAGACGGCGGCCAGGTGAGAGACATAGTTACTGACGGTCTGAGGCTTCACCTTGAGTTCGTGGGCGAATGCGACGATTGTCTGGCTCGTTACCTCAGAGCACTTCAGCGCGCCAATTTCAGCCTCTTCTATGCAGCGCAGGACTTGGGCTTTCGTCCGACCAATGTCCTTTTTCGACTCTTTCTTATAGCGCTTTATCGCCTCGGAAAGGGTTGGGTCCTCTTTCACGACGCTCTCGATTCCGCCCGGCGCGGCCAGCACTTTTTCGCGCTTTGCGATCCATGCCTTCGCGGGCGGCTCGCGGTCGAAGGTCTCAGTCTCGGTGTGGATGACCTTTCCGCCGCGCTTGACGCGAACGACTGCGGTGTATCCTATGCTTCCGTCCTTTCGGACGCGTTGCATGATTGTGCCCATGGTTTTCGGTGTAACAGGAGTGGGGAGTGGTGCAACAATGTTACCCCAGTCCTCTGAAACCTGCAAAAACTCACGTAAACCCGCATGAATGTTGCACCGATGGAGTGGGGCTGAAACCCTTGAATTATCTGGATTCTCAATGAAATCAACGCCAAGACGAGTATCTGTGGCCCCGATGATGGATGGGAACGATCACTTGTCCGGAACGCCCGGTACGCAAAGGAATTCCGGCCTCAGTGAATTTGATGTTACCCGTTTGTTGCACCGCAAAGTTTCTCGCATTCCTTGACCGCCGCCGCGCGCTTGGCGTCGATATATGCGGCCAGGTCGCTCAGGTGGACACCCCTCGCGCCCTTCTGTGACTCTTCCATGCGAACGAGCGGCAAGCGAATCTCGCCAGCGGCGATCTTGCGCAGGAAGTTGACCGGCTTCAGTGGGGCGAAGTAGTCCTCGCACACGCGCTCTGCCGGCACGATTGCCTGGCCGTTGTACTGGGCCATGAGAAGGAAGACAGTGTTCATCGCAACAATCCTTTGGCGCGGAGCTTCTCGCGCGATTCATTCATGCCCGCCGTGAAGCGGTCTTCGACGTATTCCAGCGTCATACCTGCCGGGCGCTTGATCTGCCTGTCATAAACGCCATGGCAGAAGAAACAGGCATACGCGCCGTACTGGTCTTCGGCCTTCAGGCCGCCGCCTTTCCCGTGCTCGCCGCGGTTCGAGTGAGCCCACACGACGTTCCCCTCTTCCTCGCGGCATACGCCGAACAGGCGCAGGGTGCAGTGCTCGTGCCGAGCGCTCTGACGGATCGGCGTGGCCTTCGGGCGTGTCGCCTTCAGCGCGGCGCGCGGCTTCGCCTTCACGGGCTCGCCGGCTGCTTTGGCGATGGCCGTCTTCGACATGGGGCTCTTGCGCTTGAAGCTACTGCGCGCGAGCCCCTTGCCGGGGCTCTTAAACGTCGAGTTAAACGACATCGCGCGTGAGGTCCGCGTCGGTCGGCTCCGGTGCGAGCCCGGCGTCGCGCAGTTCGTTGGCGATCTGGATTTCGACCGCCTCTTTCGTGAACTGGCGCGGCGTGATCGTCAGGGTGCAGTACTTCATCCATTCGACCGTCTTCAGCGCTTCGTCTACGTCCGCCTTGTGGATCGGCTCGCCGTTCTCCAGCAGGGTCGCAACGCGAGCGAGCCCGGCGTTGTGGTTGGCCCAGCCGAACGTATCGCCGAGCTTCGCGTACGTTTCGAGCACGCTGCGCAGGCATGCGACGGCGGGATACCAGCAGCCGTCTTCAGTGGCCCACAAGAGCGTCGTGCCGTCGTCCATGGTGGCGACTTCGCCATCCACGAAGTTATGCAGCGCCTTCTCGATAGGCTCGAACACCTTCACGATCTTGCCGATATGGCGCGGGTCGGCGAAAACCACGTCCTGCAGCGCCTCTTGCTCCTTCGCGGCGCGCTCAGCGTCAATCTGCGCCTGCATTTTCTTGCGGATCGGCTCCAGGCGCTTCGCTTCGGCCTTCTGAAACACCTTCGAGCGGCGGCGCTTCTCTTGTGCGCGGCGCTGCTTGCGATTCGGCGAGACCATTCCGCGCGGCGCGGGAGCGGCCTGGACTTCAAGCACGTCTGGCTTCAGCGTTTTCGGCTGCGCGTCCAGTTGATCCTTCAGCCCGAGCGCCTCGATCACGTCCGGGTTGAAATTCATGTCCTGCGCTTCGAGCGTGATGGTGTGCTTTCCGTCGGCGAACAGTTGGCGCAATTCGGGCGGCATATCGCCGAGTTCCGGAACGTCTTTTGCGATGCCTGCGACCATGGTGCGTACGTCGGCGATATCAAGCGTGTGCTGCTCGCCGGTCTCCGGGTCCGTGAAGGTGATAGTGCTGTCGCGGAGTTTTACTTCGTTCATTTCAGTGTGTCTCTACAAGTTGGTGGACTTCTACGTGGTGCGGAACGCACAGCCAGACAACGTCAAGCGGTGCGTCGTAATCGGGGTGATGCGCCTCGGTGCGCTCGCATCCGCAGACCTGACATGGCTTCTTAGTGAGCCGCCCGTCGCGGATCGCGTTTCCGACCGCGATTTGTGCTGCGCGCCGCTTCGGATGCTTGGCTACGTACTTCGCCGTTGCGTCCTTGTGCGAGCGCTTGTATGCGTCCGTTTTTTGGAACTTGGTGCGCGCTTCGACCCGGTGCGGGAGACTCCCCCGCGCCCGGTCGTATGCTCTGATCGCGTCAAGGTTTTCTGCGCGCCGCTTTGCCATTGCTGCCTTGTGGCATTCCTTGCAACGAGCCACCTGCGAATAGAAGTCGGAGAGCGGTTTCTGCTCGTCGCAAAGTTTGCAAAGTTTCATGATGCTTCTAAAGCAGATTAGAGGGCGAAAAATTAGAAAGGAATGTCCGAGTCGTCGTAATCTTCCGGTCCCAATCCGCCACCACGGCCCGCGCTGCCCGTCTTCGCGCCCTGGCGTTCCTGCGGCTGCCGCTGGCTGCCGTTGCCCGCGTTCGTGCTGCGCGCCGGGCGCTCGCCGCCACCTTCTCCCGCCTGGCGTCCATCGAGCATCATCATTTCTTCGAGCTTGATTTCGGTCGTGTAGCGGTCGGTGCCATCCGCCGCCTGATATTTGCGCGTCTTGAACTTGCCCTCGATGTACACGCGCGAGCCCTGCTTCAGGTACTCGCCGCAGACCTCGGCGAGACGCCCGAATGCGCTAACGCGAATCCACTCGGTCGCCTCTTTAATATCGCCGCTCTGCTTGTCCTTCCACGTTTCCGTGCAGGCGATGCTGAAGCTGCACAGTGCGTCGCCGCTCGGCATGTAGCGCACTTCCGGGTCTTTCCCCAAGTTCCCGATGAAAATGCAGAGGTTCTTACTTTTCGCCACGGTGATAATCCTTAGGATTTAATTGATGCTGCATTCAGTGCGTTGAAAGCCTTCGTCATGGAAGGAAGTGTTCCCCTTGCTGCCGCGCGTCGTGCGCGCAGCATCGCCGCCTTCCAGTTGCGAACCGCGACGACGCCCGCCTTGTCTTTGATGTAGTCAGGAACCGATGCGCACGCGCACAAAATCTGTTCGCGCATATCTTCGATCTTCTGTTTTTCCTCTGCGATGGCCGCGAGTTCTTCTGGACTCAGTGCGGCCTTCTTTTTGCCCGCCATATCGTTTCCCCGGTGAGTGCCCGGCGCGTGGCCGGGCGACATGGTTCTTTAAGCTGCCGCCGCCAGTTCTGCGGCTTCCACGACTTCGCCTTCTTCGAGCCATACCGGCTGAATCGTCGGGGGCATTCCCTTCGGGCGCTCCTTCAGGGTCGCGCAGAGGATCGCGGTGTTGATCGCCCCTTCGGTGGCGCGACCATGGAGCCAGCGAATCAGTTCCGGGCGGGCCTTCGGTTCGAGCACGTCCACACGGTCAAGCATGAGCACGCCGAGCCCGCTGATGCCGCTGATAGCCTCGGCAATCATTGCGTCCACGCGCCACTTTTCAGACTCGCACAGCAGGCTATAGATGCGGCCCTCGGCGGTGATCGACATGTCGGCGTTGATGGCCGCCTGACGCCAGCCAGTCGCCAGCGACGACTTGCGAAGTTCCGTATTGATCGGCTTGAGCGCGTTCGCCAGAATCTGCGCCGGGATGCCGTCCGCACCGAGCGCCTTCGCGAGCTTCGTCCACTCGGTTGCTTCGACGTGCGCGGCCTTCGCATCCTTCGTCTTTTGCTCTGCGCCGTCGGCGGCGTCGCGTACCGTCGCGATCTTGGCGAGTTCCGTGCTGGCTTCGTCCAGGTGCGCCTGCAGCTTGGCAATGATCGCCGCGCCTTCGGTGAGCGCTTCGTCGGTGACGGTCTCGATCTCGCCCATGTCGGCCAGTTGCGCCGCCGCGGTCTCGCATTCCTTCAGCGCGCGGGTGTTGGTCTGTACTGCGTTTTTCTTCGCGGTGACCTTTGCGCGTGCCTCCGGAAGCGCATCGCGCGCTGCCTCGTCGCCGCTATTGCTCGGAAGGCCATTCTTTGCCACGTATGCATTGAACGGGACCTTCAGCTTTTCGACGGTCGCCATGACGCTTGCGCGCTGATCGTCGCCGAGCGCATCGAGAGCAAATTCAATGGCGCGGGCGAAGTCGTGCTCGATACCGACCTTCGGGGCCTCGCCAGCCATCGCTTCGAGTTCCTTGACCTTCTCTTCGAGATCAACCAGCGACGACGTTTCCTTGTTCAAGATGGCCGTCAGTTCCGCGACGCGGCCTGCGCGGTTCGTAAGAAGCTCACGGCGGCCCGCTTCGGTCGCGGCCTGAGCGTGCATCGTCTTGAGGCTGCCGAGCGCCTGAGAAGCCTTATTGAGGTCTTCACGGCGGTGCGTGACTTCCTCTTGCCAGTACTCCAGCGCGTCCACGTCGAACGTCGGCTTATCGGCTTCCCACGATTCGCCCTTTACCGAACCGTACTTCTCGCCCGTGACTTGCTGCCACGCGCCTTTTGCTTCGGTCGCCTTCCCGGCTGCGAACTTTTCTGCCGCAGGGAACCCGATGATCGACTTCAGCAGCGGGAGAACTTGCGCCACGCGGGCGTCATCGCACTCCGCCTCTTTCAGCATGCGCTTGAGCGATTCAACCGTGACCTGGCTATTCGTCAGGCCGAACAGGAAGGTGCGGCGGTCGTCCTCTTTCATCCCGGCGAACTGCTGCGCATTCAGGACGTAGGGCAGGGCGTCAGGTAATCCCTTTTCGAGCCCGTCGCCGAGCGCATGCAGACCCTTCGGCATGGCGATGGATGCGAATCCTTCGTCAGTCGTCACGCGCACGCCGCCAGCCTTCGCGCCTTCGGTGACGATCAGCGGGTAGTCGCGCTTCAGATTGACGCGCGTCGTGTCGCCCGAGAACGCCATCCGGACGCCCTCTTGGATACTGGACTTGCAGGCCCCGTTGGGGCCGCAAAACAGGGTGATCGGCGTCGTAAATTCCATGTCGATATGGCGCGCGCCGAAGATATTGCTGATCTTGATATGGTTGAAGCGCATTTGTTAGTCCATCGAAAAAGCGTCTTGTTGAGCGGGCTTGCCTGCGTTCGCGAGTTCGGCGCGGCGAGTGCGGTACAGCTTGTTCATGCGCGGCTGGTCTGCGGCTGCCAGCGAGCGGATTTGGTCGGCCAGAAGGTCGAGTTCGTCGGTGTTCGTTTCCGACTTGATCGCCGCCTCCAGTTGCGCCAGACCGCTACCTTCTGGTGCGTTGCCCTTCGGCGTAGAATCCACGTCCGTCGCTTGCTGCTTAGCCTGCTCGCGCTGCTGCGCATTGAAGTGGCCCACGTCCACCTTCTCACCTTGCTGCGCGCTGCCGAAGTCCAGCGTTTCGCCGCCTTGTTCGTTCGTCAGTGCTGCCGGTGCATCGCCAGCCATTTCGGGCGGTGCGTCGCCGTCTTCCATGACCGCGCGCATCTTTTCCACGTCGGTGAGATCGGCCATGTCAATCGTCTTGCCGTCTTCGCGGTCGGCATCGAGCGACACTGCGGCGGCCATGGGGTCGCCCGGATTCATCGGCAACTGCTTCGAGTGCTTTTTGATTGCTGACTTCGCCGACATATCGTCTTCCCACATAACCCACGGCGTACCGGCCAGCTTCTCTTCGGCCTTCTTTTTCTCCCAGTCCTTCAAGCCCTGCTTGTCCGCGCCGCGAATCAGCGCCTGATACGTTTCCGAGCGCGAGCGGATTTTGTGGATTTCGTCCAGCGGGAGAATGGTTGCCGCCTCGCCGCCGCCTTCGAGCTTCGAGTAAGCGTACGAGCCGATCAGGTCGCCGCGATTGATAAGCGCCTTCTCGTATTCGAGGAAGGATACGGAGCCCTTGCGGTGCTTGAAGTGGTCGCCCGAGTGGATGGCTTCGGCTTCGATGGTGGTAATGTGCGGCGAGCGGTGCGCCAGCGTGATAAAGCCGCGATAGCCGATCTGAAACTGGCAGTCATAGTGCGTGATGCCCCAGTCATTTGTGCCGGGAATCTTGCCGCGCACGCCGTAGGGAATCAGAAACGCCTGCTGCAGAACCGTGTTCGGTTCGAGCCCGAGCGCCGCGCTCGCCATGAACGAGCCGAGAACGCTTTGCGGGTCGCACTCCATGAGCTTCGGAGTCTTTTTGAGGCAGTTGATAGCCAGGCGCAGGAAGCGCTCAGGCGTCATGTACTGACCGGCCACGGATGCAATCGCGCGACGGGCCTTGTCTTCAGTGAGAAGATCGAAAATCGTCTTCGGCTTCTTCGCTACAGCCTGTTGTTCCGGCTGCTTCAGTGCTGAAATTGCGGTTGCCACTTCAGGAGTCCTCTTAGTCGTGGAAAATGCAGGTGTTGTAACGCGCACAGAACTTCTCGCTACAGAGCGCGCTTTGCGGATTGGGGAGAAAGTCCCCGGACTTGAACATGCCAGCGGCGTACTCGATCAAACCCTTCTGAGTAGGCGTTCCCGTCATGGGCTGCTTGACATTGAAAATTGGACTCACGCCGACGCGTGCTTGAGACGCGGTTTCGAGTGCGATGATCTGGCCGCCGACGGTATGGCGGTCGGTCTGGTTCTCGTACATGAGCGAGTACGCGCCAAGCTGCGCAGAGCGCGCCTTCAGCAGAACGCCACCTTCAGAATCGAACAGGCGAGCGCCCGTTTTCACGTCCGGAATAACATCGCCGTCGCCGTCGTTCGACTCCGCGACGCGCGAACGGTCCATGGTTCCCTTCAGGCGGATAATCAGGCCGTCGCCGCAGTCGATATCCATCGGCTCCATCTTCATTTCGATGGCGCGGAATTCGTAGCGCGGGCTGATTTCGTGGCAGTACTTAGTCAGAAGCGTGAGGCCGATCTGTTCGGCCTGGCGCATGTTGATTGACGTGTCCTGCTTGTAATCGACATCGTCGGTAGGCTGGTGAAGCGCTTCGAGCAGATAGTCTGCCGCTTCCATGGCCGTGATCGGCCTGCGGTCCATCTTTGCCTGATCGAATGCGGCGGTTCCCGCATGAACTGCGGTGCCGAGAAGTGCTCGGATGCCAGAAGGGCGGCGCATTCCGAGAAGGTGTTCGCCCTGCCATTTGTAGCTGCAGTCGAACAGCGCGCCCCATGAGGATGCGCGGACTTCAATAACACGTTTGAATGCTTCGGACATCCCAATAACCTTTATTCGTACCGGGAGCCAGCCCCCGACAAACTAGAATCTGTACTATACGCAGATCACAGATTGTCGGCAAGCATTTTCTGCGGCAGAAGAAGGTTTTCAGGCGAAGAAAAGCCCGCTCTCGGCGGGCTCGGATGACTAGAAAGCGTCTGCGGTATCCGTAGCGCGGTAGCGAACCTCGCCTTCCTTGACCATCGCGGCCAGCGTTTCCTGCACGTCAGGATGGTTCCACAGCGCAGCGAAGCGCGACGGCAGATACTTCAGCAAGATCGGGTCGCCGCTGGGGACTGAGTTCTTCTCGTTAATCGCGCCGTATTGCTCGCCCTTCGGCGATGCTGCGCGGTACGACTTCGGCGGGCGTGTGGCGACGGACGACGCACGCCAACGCAGTTCCGTCATGCCCGCACTGTGCAATACCTTGTTCGCAGCGACGGCGGTCAGGCCGATGCGGTGCGCGCTGAGTGCCTCTGTCAGGCTCACGGGCGCTTCGTTGTTCGTTTCGATCATGTCAGATGCTCACGCCGTAGTCGGTTGCGAATTCAGCCTGGTTGTCATACTGCGCGATGATCGTATCGCCGAGCAGGACAGCGACGCCCCAGCCATTGCTAATGGACTTCACGGTAACGTCGCCGAATGCGTTCGTCACAGAGAAGGTGAATTCTGCGTCGAGATTATTCAGGTGCGTCATCGCAGTGTAGAGCGACTGCGCTTCAGATTGGGTCAGGACTTTCATATCGCTTTCCTCACGCGCAGTAGTCGATAAGGTCAAACACTTCGGCAATCCGAAACGACGGATCGGTATCCATTTCCTTCAGTGCGGCGATTATGGCGATGCACTGCTTACGTGCGTTTGAGAGGATTTCCTGCGCCTTGTCGCTGCCATCATTGTCGATTTGCATAGCCGAGACAATAGCCTCCTGCGCGATGCTGCGAGCCGAGCGGCAGAGGTCGCGTGCGGTACGATCCGGGCCAATCTTACCCGCTTCGTTGTAGCGGGACGTGTCGCGCATGTGGATTAGGACGTTGAGTGCGCCGACGATTGCGGTGAGAACTTTGAGGTCTGCTTTCATGGTGGTCTCCTGGTGAGCCCGGCGAACCGGGCACGGTTGTCTTAGGCGTTGATGCCGCGAATGCGCGGGATTGCGAGCGTGAAGCCGGTTTCTTTCTGGAACAGGGTTACGAGGTCTTCGGCGTGTGCGCCGTCGTGCGTCGCTACCGGCGTGGCCTTCATGCCGCGCGTCCGGATGAATTCGACCTTGTATTCATCCATCGGCGTCAGGGTGATGCGCACGCAGTTGATGCCGTCCTTCGCGCCACCGCCGATCTTGAATTGCAGGCCAGACTCGATGGCGACGAAGTGCTTTGCGCCGGTCATCAAAACCAGGCGACGCTGGCCGCCGATTTGCGAGAGGATGGTTTGAGCGATTTCTTGATTTCGGTTCATGGCTTGGTCTCCATCGGGGTTCGTTGCTGCGATGGAAACCATTCTATTCTGCCTAAAAAGAAGAATCAAGCAGAATCTGCAGAGGGCATTAAAAAAGCCCGGCGAACCGGGCTTCATTTCTACTGCGGCGAGGGCTTTACAGTCCCTGCTTGCTGCGGACCATCTTGAGGCGTCCGACGATGTGAACAGCGAGCGCCTGACGCTGGTCGAGCACCGCTTCCGGATACTTCGAATTGTCACAAATTATGCGCATGCCGCGACCCGGGTAGGGCAGCAGACGACGCACGCCGATCTCATCATCCATTACCACGCAGAACACGCCACCAGCGGCAGGAATCTGTGTGTCAGCCAGGTCAACCAGGACGGTATCGCCCTTGTACAGACGCGGCTCCATCAAATCGTCGCCGATCACGTATGCACCAACATGCGACGGAGCGCTTGTAATCTCCTTCAGTTCGCTGCCCGTAAAAAGATGGGCGTTTTTCTCGTCTACCTCTACTTTTATTCCACCTCGAACCGCGTCCACAACAGGCGAAACCATCCCGATTGCCACGTTTTCATCCTCAGAAATTTGGTCAAATGTTTCTAACTCGCTGGCTAGCCGCACCAGATGTTGCACCTTCGCCGCGGCGCTATTGTGTCCCAAAATTACGGGTTGTGCTTGTTGCGCAGAAAAAAGATCCGACAACGACATTCCGAGGGCAGACGCAATCGACTTCATAGAGTCATTTGTAAGGGATTGTTGCCCGCGCTCGATCTTCGACAGATTGCCGTTGTTTATGCCCGTCCTCTTCTGCAACTCAAGCAGCGTAAGGCCCAGCCGCTTGCGATGATGTTTGATGATGCTGCCGATTTCCTGGTTCATTTAGAGACTCCCCTGTAACATTCAGTAAAACTTTCAATTAGATTTCAATAAGCAGTCGCTAAATTGTTGCTTTGATGCAACTCAGATACAAGTTTCATTTCTCCGCTATTTCACGGGGTCAGACCGTACTGCCTTGCCTTAAATCTGCTTGCCCAGCATAATTGCGGCTCAACAACCATTTTCAGAGAATTTTATGGCGCGCAAAGCAGAAAACCCCCTTTCGTTTCAGACGCCGCTCGGCAAGCTGCGCCGTGCCATCGGCCTCACAACAGTAGAACTCGGTGCCATGGTCGGCATGGACAACGGCTGGATTTCCAAGCTGGAGAACGGCCTGAATCGCCCGTCTCCGCTCGCCGCCGAAAAAATCTCCGCCCTGTTCCGCAGCGAACTGACCGAAATGCACCTGATCTATCCGGAGCGTTACAAAGGCTGGGAGCCGACACAGTCTCAAGTCCTCAAACTTGCGCACCTGAAGGACTCCGCACCTGAGAATCCTACCACCGAATCTGCACATTAATCAGAATCGGTACTTTCTGCAATCAGAAAATCTACAGACTCCCTCTAAATAGTGCCGGATGTGTGCGGCAAGCAACACAAGACCTGTAGGACAAACAGAATGGCGGCAACAGACTGGATTAAGGTGCGCACGAATTTGTGGGACGACCCTCGGATTGGTGCGCTCTGCGATAAGGCGGGTGTAGGTGAGGCAACGGTTGTCGGCGGCCTGTACTGGCTGTGGGCAACCGCAGACTCGCATTCTGCAAAGGGCGAACTGCCCGGCATGAATCTGAAGACGGTAGACCGCAAGACGGGAATCCCTGGTTTCGGCGATGCGCTAGTTTCAATCGGCTGGCTTTACGCCGACTCAACCGGCCTGACCATCCTGAAATTCGAGGAACATAACGGAGCGTCCGCTAAAAAGCGTGCCGAAGACGCGAAGCGCAAAGCATTGGCGCGCGGTGCTGTCGGAGAAACGGCGCAGCTTTTCCCCGATCCGTCCGCAGAATGTCCGCAAAATTCAGGACAAGGCGAGGACGAAAAGAGCCAAAAGTCGGAGCTAGATAAAGATAAGAATAAGAAGAAGAGTAAACCTAAACCTTCTTCGCCTTCGGCTCAGAAGGTTAGCGCCGAGCAAAAAGAACTCGAAGGCATGGGTGTCGATCCGCAACACGCCGCCGACTGGCTGAAGGCCCGCAAAGCAAAGAACCTCGTTGCTACGACAACGGCGTTCGAACAGGCGGCCAGCGAGGCTGCAAAACTCGGCTGGACCTTCCCTGAAGCAATCGCCTACGCGGCTGGCAAGGGCTGGGGCGGCTTCATGGCGAAGTGGGTCGAGAACGATGGCGATACGGGCCACTACGGCCCGCGTAACGGCGCGGTGACGGCCCCGGCCACTACGGGCAATACCAAGGGACCAAAGAACAAGGCGCAGGTGCAGGGCGAGCAGCTAGACGCTGCTGCCGCCGAGTTCGCGGCGAACATGGCGGCGAAATACGGGACGCCCGCCGCCGCGCCGGAAGCCGGTTATGTGCCGCCCGATGACGGCAACACGTTTGAAATGGAGTAACGGGGATGCAACCGCAAGACGCAGTCGCTTTTGGCAAGGTGCTGACGCGCACCCTGAAGCTGTACCCTGGTGCGGCGATGACGCCCGACGTGATCGAACTCTGGTTCGAAGGCTTGATGCAGTTCCCGCTCGAAGACATTGCGACGGCGCTGAATCGCCATGTGTTCGATCCGGACCAAGGCAAGTTTCAGCCGAAGCCTGCCGATATTGTTCTGCACCTGGCCGGCGGCTCGGCGACGCGCTCGCTGCGCGCATGGACGAAGGTCGAGAAGGCGGTACGCGTGGTGGGCCACTATCGCTCGGTGTGCTTCGATGACCCGATCATCAACAAGCTCATTGACGACATGGGCGGCTGGGTGAAGCTGGCGAGCACTGAGACCGTCGAGGATCTGAAGTTTCGCGGGCTCGAATTCCAGAAGCGCTACACCGGGCTCATGCAAACGGGCGGCGTGGGCACGGACTATCCGCCTTATCTGCCCGGCGCGGCTGAATCGCACAACGCCGTCGAGGGCATGCAAGTCGATCCGCCTGCGTTGATCGGTGACCCGATGGCTGCCGCGAAGATTATGCACAACGGCAACGGCTCTACCGCGCTTCGCGTGACTAGCTCCAACGTCAAGGCGCTGACAGCGAGCGTGACGAAGAAACTGACGGGCGGCAAATGAGCAATACCCTTCGCTGGACGCCCGAACAATTTGAGGCGCATTTGGCTCGCCAGAAGGCCGCCGCGCCCGCGCCGGTTGTGAAGGTGTCGCCGAAGGCCGCGAAGCCTGCAGAGGAGCCGCAAACGCCGCTGCAACGCATGCAAGCGCTCGGTCGCCTGAAGCAAGGCGAAATGAACGGGACGGAAAAGGCATACGACGCGCTGCTTAACGAGCGCCGTTACCGTGGTGAGATCGTGTGGTACGCGTTCGAGGCGATTACGTTCGTGCTGCCAGGCGGCGTTCGCTATACGCCCGACTTCATCGTTCAACTCGCGAATGGTGAGCTGGAAGCGCACGAAGTAAAAGGGCACTGGGTTGACGACGCTCGCCAGAAAATAAAGATCGCGCAGGGCACGTTCCCACTGCGCTTCATTGCGATCCGGAAGAAGTCGAAGAAGGATGGCGGCGGCTGGGACATCGAGGACTTCTGGAAATGAGTGCGCGCGAAATGAAACGCGACTGGCGCTGGATGCGCGCCTTCTACGCGGTGCAGGCTTTCATCAAGGATGGCGGCCATATCCCGTTCAAGCACTACGGCGAAATTTTCGATCTTGACGAAGACGAAACGATGGAATTGTTTGACGAAGTAGCAGTGAGCATGCGAGTGCGTATCACGGTCCTCCCCGACCCGACCTATCACTGAACCGAGGAAATGACCGTGGCGAAAAATGAAGACAAGAGCCTGCAATACGTGACGCTCGAAGGGATTCCCGGGAAATACTTCACGTGCCCGAGCGGCTATGGCCTGCTGTCGCTCGGATCGTGTGCGCGCAACTTCACGGAAGCGCCTGAGCAAGCCCGCGCTGGCCGCCTGCAGAAGTGCATCGGCTGCGAGCATGGCCGTATTCACGCTGGCGCACCGAAGATCGAGGCCGCGCCGAAGGCTCAACAGTCTTTGCAGTATCGCCCGGTGTGCGTGCGCTGCCGCCGCGACGGCACGACGCAGGGAACCCGCCTCATTGGCCGCTTGCGCCTGGTGCGCGCTCACACGATCTGCGTTTCATGCTTCAACCGCGAAAAGGAAGTGATCGCCGGCCGCAACTCGAAGGGCGCAAAGCCGAAGAAGTGGGGCGGCCTGTTTTTCACGCGCGCCGCGTACGTCGCCGACGGCAAAGCCATCATTGTCGATCTGACGGACCCGGTGATCGACCGCATCGAGGTCGCGCTGACGATGATTCGCCGCGGCCACAAGTCGGTCGCGTGGGCGCGTCCTGCAGTCGCGCGCGGGGAATAAACATGGATCAAATGGACCTGTTTGGCGAAGAGTCTGGCGTACCGCTGAATGTCGCGCTTAAGAAGCGCCGCAGCGCGCCCGGCTGGCAGCTTGCCATGCACTGCTGCAAATTCTGCTTTGGTCGCGTCCTGACGCGCTCTATCAGCGGTGTGGTAGTGGAGGCGCGCTGCGCAGAGTGCGGCGAGCATGCGCAGGGCCCAGTGGATGAAATCTGCGCATGCGGCGCGGACTGTGGCGATATCGGATTTGTTTTGAGGTGCGTGCGCAATCCGAACGTGACGAAGGAAAACCCGCACGAGGTCCTAATTCGCGAGGTCCCGCGCGAGGCACAGGAGCGCGAGCGCAGCGTGCAAAAGACCGTTCGCTTAGGTGACTTCTAAAATCTGCTTGACGGGCAGATTAACCCGTGTACGATCTAACTACGCAGAAATGCGCCTTTCAATCTATGTGAGGAGCAGAGCAATGAGCAAATTGGTCCCATTTTGGTTTAAGCAGGATGAAGGACGCGAGGATGCGGTTCGCGTCATCGATGTCGATGGCGAGCCGTGGTTCGTCGCCTTCGATGTTGCAAAGACTCTCGGCTATTCAAATGCAGCCGATGCAATCGGCAGGCATTGCAAGGGGGTCGTGAAACGCGATACCCCTACGCCGGGCGGCGTTCAGGCCGTATCCACCATTCCTGAGCGCGACGTGTATCGCCTTGTCATGCGCTCGAAGCTCCCGGCTGCTGAGCGTTTCGAAGAGTGGGTTGTCGGCGAGGTTTTGCCGTCGATTCGCAAGACGGGTTCGTATAGTGCTGCAGCCCCGGCGATTCCAAAGACTTACGCCGAGGCGCTGCGCCTTGCCGCTGACCAAGCCGAGGAACTGATTCAGAAGGCTATGCAACTCGAAGCGCAGAAGCCTGCCGTCGAGTTCGTTGAGCGCTACGTCGCCGCCGATGGAAACAAGGGCGTTCGCCAGGTGGCGCAGTTGCTCAACGTTCCTAACGAGCGCGCTTTCGTTGAATGGCTGATCGAATCGGGTTTCATGTACCGCTTGGAGGGCAACTTAACGCCGATGGCGAACCAACGCCACACGGGCCGCTTCGTAATCAAGGCGGGAGTGAGTCGCACGAGCGATCACGCCTACAACACCGCGAAGTTCACGCCGAAAGGAATTTCGTGGGTTGCCGGTGAGTGGGCCAAACACCAGGTACGTCAGACCGAACTCGTCTAGCCCATCCTATTCCCTTTGTTGTGCCGAAAGATTCGTGACGCCAATCTGAAGGCTAACGATTCAACGACATAGCAAGGGGAGTTCAATCATGCTCGCGCGTGATTTCATCAAGACGGTCGCCGCAAACTCGCGGCTTACGGTTCCGCAGGTAATGGCGTGCCTCAAGGGCATCCGCGTAACCTGCCACACCGAGATCGCCGCAACGGGTGAGACCCGGATTCCCCAGCTTTGTGACATCAAGATCACGCCGGTATCGGAGCGCATCGTACGCAATCCGAAGACGGGCGCGGAGTGGCTCGAACCGCAGAGCACACGCGTTACCGCAAAGCCGGTGCCGATCTTTGCTCGCCGCGTGAAGGGCGAAAAATAGTTTCCGCAGGTGATGCCTGGCGCGTTTGGGGTAGTGGTCGCGCCGCTGTACAGTAACCTTCCCCAGCTATGGGTGCCCGTGTGGTGGGTCTGGCGGTCATGCGTCGTCACTGCATTCCTCTACGCAGCAGATCGCGTAAGGGTAGGCCATAGCCGCCTGGCCCCCGTCAACGGGCCGCCTAATTCCTGATTCCCTGCATGTACCGCAGATTTACGCGGAAAAATGCTTGCACAGCAGAAAACGCTGCGCTATAGTTCTTCCAACGCGACACGAAACAGCGTAGCAAGCAGAATAATTCTTCCGGCACGGTGCGGACATCATTCCTTGTGGTGAGCCATATCCCTGTGAACGCCAGTAGTATCCGGATAGGACTGGCCCCCAAGTCGGCACGGGGTATCTTGGCGGAACAGCGTACAACCAAGAAGCCGATGAACATTCGCTCGATTGACCGCCGTAAGCGGTCCATGATTTGGCGAGGTAGCTCAGTCCGGTAGAGCGGGGGTTTCATACGCCCTTTGTCGATGGTTCGAATCCATCCCTCGCAACCAGTGTGGCGAGTCGTCTAGTGGCCTAGGACTCTGCGGCTTAGTAGGGATCGGATTTACCCTGGTCCTGAAACTCTGCGGTGACGCCGGTTCGAATCCGGCCTCGCAACCAGTTCCGTCGATGGGCTGACAACCTACTGTCGTAAAAACGATGCTGTCGCGGTGAGCCATCTAGCCGCGTCCGAGGGCCTAACTCGTAAAGATGGGCTAAACGTCAAGGCCGAGGATTTGGGCTGACGGTAGGGCGGTAGAAGCTGCCGCTGTATCCTAGTAGAAGCTGCTGCGATACTCGTTGGGCGTGACTTGCCAGTGGAGAGAACTGGATTTTCGATCATGAAGAAAGAGCGGCTGACCACTGAAAAACGATGAGGGGGTCCGCTAAGCAGTCCTAATGTCAGGTAGGGGCGAGTAACCCGCGAAGTTCGCTCTTTCTTGATGATCGAAAGAATTGCACGGAAGTGCTCAGGATGGTCTGGGGAGTCCGCTGCGGGGTGCGCCGCAGTAAATACGCACAACGATCAATTCCCGGGCCGATTTGGGCGGGGTCGCGATATCTCTCCGGGTAGTCGCGGCGCAAGGTTCGAATCCTTGACTGGGAGCCAGAATGCGTAAGCCGCTGGTATGAGAAGCTGAGAAGGGTGTCCGGTCGCTGTTGTGGCGATGCCGCGCTCGTAATGCGAAGAACAGAGAGGGCGGAGCATGTCATCCGAGACGATAAGCGGCGTAAGGGTCCACGAAACGGCCCTCTGAATTGCGGTAGTAACGGGGTCGCTCGAAGCTGACTGAGCCCCACGTGACCGGGAACAAGTACAGCCGTCTGCCCGACGTTAAAGGGCCGCGATGTAGGGTTAGTTTAATTGGCCTAGAACAGCGGGTTTTCATCCCGCTAGATGCGAGTTCGAATCTCGTACCCTACTCCAAGATTTCGCAGTGTATGTGTGGGTGAGTGGCTAAAACCAGTGGATTGTAAATACGCCGCCTCTGGCTTCGAAGGTTCGAATCCTTCCGCATGCACCAAGGTTTTGATATGCCCGCTCCGGTTGACAACAAATTGGGGATATAGCTGTGTCGCTCGGGTGCAAGGCACAGAGACAAGCGCCGTCAAACAGTGAGGCTGTGGTAAGCCTCAAGCAGCGCCTTGAAAATAGCCCACTTGGCGAATCGCCTTGTGTTATGCCGTGTCGGTGAGGTTCGATTTGAAGTTCCTTCGAACATAAGAGACATCGCGTGGTCCCGGCGATACGGGACAACGAATTGATGGTGGTTCACTCCTACCTTAACCGGTGGCACGTAATCGTGAAACGAACGTCTTGCAGTCGCGTGCAATCGACGGGCTCGAAAATACGGGTGTAACAGGGGTGATCGGGTATGCGGCCTACGCGGGCCGTAGACTTACCCGATAAGCGCATGCGGTGCGTGTGCTTATCGAGTGGGTCAGTTGATGGTTCCGGACGACTCAGAACGTCGCTGAATCATACGCAAGTGGATGCGCAAGTTCCTGCGGTGTACGTTCCGCATCTAACGTACCGGATAGCACCGTCAATAGCTCTGCGGCGCGTATTGGGAGTTCCCGGTGCGCGCCGTCGATTCCAGGGGAGCCGCAGGGCGTGGCAACGGACTGTTAATCCGTGCGAGATAGGTTCAATCCCTATCCCTGGAGCCAGAATTTCGCGGGATTGGCCGAGAGGTTAGGTCGTGGATTTCCAATCCGCTTAGGCGCGTTCGATTCGCGCATCCCGCTCCATACCCGTAGTGTGTAAGGCGGTCGCAGCCGCCCGGTAACGTCGTGAGACGCACCTGACTTGCTGGTGGAAAGTAACCAGCACCCTCACAGATGGGCCAGCCGGGTTCGATTCCTGGAGGCCGGGAAACGGGTAATGGTCCGTCCTAGCTCAGATGGTCACCCTGGCCTATCTGTGAGGGTGGATTCAACCGTGGTACTAGGCGGAAGTTTTGTGCTAGTCCGGTCCATCCGACCCTACGCTGATGGGTACTCAGCCTCTCTCGCATTCTGAGGACGAAGGCGGCATGTGATTGCTGGTGGTTGCGTCCGAAAGGATCAGCCCACTTGTGGAAATATGCGGACATGCGACCCGCCGCCACCAGAAACGATTGCTTTCAAACACCGCCCGGATATTCCGGGCGTTTTTCATTCTGAGGACGAAAATGAAGCTCAAAGTCAAAAAGCTGAACGAGCACGCCGTCGTGCCGCAGTATGCAACGGATGGCTCGGGCTGCTTCGACTTGGTCGCGTTGCCCGGCGAGCCGTTCAAGACGCATCCTACCGACCTGCGCGCGATCATCTTTCGCACGGGTCTGGCGTTCGAGGTTCCGCGCGGCCATGTGATGCTGATATTCAGCCGCTCGGGCCACGGATTCAAGGATGCTACGCGGCTATCCAATGCGGTAGGGGTGATCGACTCCGATTATCGCGGCGAAGTCCATGTCTCGCTGCGTGCTGATGGCGATGCGCCCGGCGCAAAGTTGAGCGGGGGTGATCGCATCGCTCAGGCGATGATCGTGCCCATTCCGAGCATCGAGTTCGAGGAGGTCATCGATCTTTCGGAAACGGCGCGCGGGTCTGGCGGGTTCGGAAGTACAGGAGTATGAAAAAAGCCCGGGGAGACCGGGCTTTTTGCTTTATGGCGCGGGGCGCTTGCGGTGTTTCGCGTGGCGCACTGGGATACCAGCAGCGCGGCGCTCGGCGCAAATCTCAGCGTAGAGCGGGGAAACGTAGATCGCGACGTGCGTGAGCTTGGAGAACTTCGCCGCGGCGGTGACCTTCTCGCCGGCGCGGATCATCGCGATTGCAGTGAGCATGCGTTCGCTGGTTTTATTCACGCCGCCACCTTGAACGGATCGCGTCCCGCGCTTACAGCCTCTTGGACGGCCTTACGGAACCCGGCGAGTGTATCGGCCCACGTCGAGTCAAAGCGGGCCGTCACGGGCTTCGGTGAGCGCCCGGTGAGGCAATAGAAGTCGTACGTCCTTCCTTGCACGCTCGCGCGGTACGTTTCGACTAAGCCTTCATCCTGCATGGCAGTGAGCGAGCGCAGTACGATATCGCCGCCGCTATTGACGCGGGTTTCGAGACCGCTACGCGTGCCGGGCTCCTTTTCGAGCGCCGCAAGCAGCGCGGCCTGAATCTCTTCGTCGGTACGGCGATTGTGTGGCGGCTTGCGCATTACTTCGCTTCCTTGCGGTAGTCTCGGGTGCGGACGCCGGGCTTCATGTCGTAGTGGCCGGCCGCCAGCGGGTAGCGCGGTTCGAGATCAATCGTGAGCGTCACGCCGTCGGCGCTGGCCTCGTTGATGAGCTTCAGCAGCTTCACATGGTATGCGTGTTCTTTCGCGGTCATCATTTCTTCTTGTCCTTCAGCAGTTCTGCGGATTCACGCTCACAGCGTTGATAAATGGCCTCTGCACGGCCTTGGTCATTCATGGCGAGGGCTTCGTATAGCTCGGAGCCCTTCGCCGCTGCCACGTCCTTATAACGAGGCAGGTCCTCATGTACCGGCATACTTCTCGCGCTCCTCTTTCGTCCAGTGGTGGTCTGCCATGTGCTGCTTTGCTTCGGAGATCGGGACCCACTGATAGCAGGGGCGTCCGTTGCTCACGACGTAGCAGCCTTGCGACCGCTCGAACACACGAATTTGCTCACCGTGTTTCTTCGTGGTCCTGCGGTCGCCGACCATGGGCTTTTTGCGCGCCGGGCCGTATGAAATGTGGATGCGCATTAGAGATCCACGTTATAGCGGACGAAACCGCTCGCCGCGATCTTGTCGTAGAGCGGGCGGGCCGGGTTGTTTGTCTCGGTTACCCAGTACACACGACCCCAGCCATTCATGGCCGCCATGCTCGTCAGATAGCCGAGCAGCGCGCTCGCGATGCCCTGACCGCGATACTCGGGGCGCGTGTAGAGCGAATCCATGTAGCAGATCGGCTTGGTGGCAAACGGGAAGTCGTGGAACGTGTACTGCATGAACGCGACCGGCTGGCCGTCTTCAATCGCCACCACGCAGAAATCTTTCGGGTTCGGCGCATTGAAGCGGGCCCAGGCGCGCGGGCAGCTACTCGCGGCGGCGGGCACGTAGTCGGAGACCATTTGCGTCCAGCCTTCGTAATCGGCCTGCGTTGCCGTGCGGATTTGCATTACTGAACTCCACGCAGCAGCGCGGCATCTGCAGCGCCGCGCGAATCGAGGTTAAGGGTTTCGCTGCGGCCATGGCACACGCCGCCATCGATGAAGCCGGCCGAGACTGCTTCGCCGCCGCGGAAGTCGCGGGACCAGTCGCGATCTGTGCCCACGCGGATCGCGCCGATAGCCTCATACATTTTGTCGTGGTCGATGCTGCGCGGAAACACGAACATCATTTCCTTGCCTTTTAGGGAGGCGACGATGTATTTCATCAAACGCCCCCTGCGTCGGCGAGCGTTGCGTTGTGGCGCGCGGACTTAATTTTCAGGACGGCCTTCAGTGCTACTTCACCAATGTCCTCGCCGGGCATGATGTCCAGCGCCGAGCCGATCTTCTGCAGCGCAATTCCGTACGCATTGCAGTTGTCGATTGCGCCCTTCAGGCGCATCGGATTGATGATCACGGGGCACGTCAGGCTTTCAAGGTGGTCTTCTCCGTCGCCTTGGTAGACCCAGTAATTGCCGTTCTCAACCTGGCGCGCGAGCAGGCTTTTCGTGAAGTCCGGACGCTTGCCAAGCGGCGGCCTCCAAAGGCTCGCGCCTTCGTTGTAGGTGTAGCCCGCTGCCTCAAGCGTGCGGATGGCCGCGATTGCTGCCGGGATGCTGTTCGGTTTCTTCAGGGTGTCGCTCACTTCGCTGCCTCGTTGTTGATCGGCGCGCGGGTGTTCCAATAGCGCGCCATGTCGTTAAGTGCATCCTGCGCCGCCGCTTCGTTGGTGCGGTAGCGGGTCTCTTCGCCGTGCGGATAGTTCTCGCGGCGATGCGTCGAGCGATTGACGCCCTTGTGCTGCGGGACTTCGAAGCAGTTGCAGCGAAGCCATACCCATACGCCGCGCGTGTCGTATTCAACGGGCTCTTGAATCTCGATCTTTGGCTGATTCCCGCAAAACGGGCAGCCGAGAAACTTCGGCATTTCGACGTTCATTTCACTTCCTCGTATCCGTCGGGGACTTGTTTGAACTTCGGTTTAATTTCGACAATCTCGTACCAGCCATCGGGGTCGATCCACCACGGGCCGATGGTTCCGTGGCTTTCTCCTCGCATGAACGGCGGCCACTTCTTTTCGGCCTTCTCACGCGACTCGAACGTGACGACGTTGTGCGGGATATTTTTCCTGTCCGTCCTGCGTCCGTACTCGCTGAAAGTTTCGCCACACCAGTAACCTTCGCTATCGACAAGCCAGGCGAGCATGCCAGCCTTCGTCATTACGGGATCGACGCGGGAGTTGCGCAGAGACTCATGCACGAGTACTTCCTTGCAGCGGAAGAGGACTGCGAACTTGCTCATGCTGGTTCGCCCCATGTCGGGAGCGGCTGCCAGCCAACGATCTCGTCGCCTTCGTTGATCGTCAGTTTTTCGTACACGTTATTGAACTCGCCGCTCATGTCGAGACCGCAGAGATACCAGCCGCTCAACGTGAGCGCTTTGCCGTCGCGGTCTTCAATGCTGTCGTCGTCGGTGTACTCATTCGCGTATTGAGCGGAGAACACGAACGGCTTGCTGCGATGCTTGCGGAGCACGGCCACGATGAATTCGCACTCGGTGCCCTTCGGGATGTCGGGGTTGCCGGTATGCCAGCCGCTAGGAATGCGCGCGATGGTCTCGGCGACCACGGCGCGACCATAATTCAGCAGCTTGAAGCGCTGGTCGCCTTCAGGGTGATACGAGGACAGGAACGCGCCCTGCCAGAGCTTGTCGAGCACGCGTTCAGGGATCAGTTCGCTCACAGCGATCCCCCATTCAGGTTCGAGTGGTGCGATTCGTCGCCGACCGGATCGGGCAGGCGGAACAGGTAGAGAGGCGCGTCGCCTTCGAAGTGATGCGCGCCGCATTCGATCAGGTCGTCAGTGATGCCGGCCACTTCCTCATTGCCTTCTGGCGTAAGCTCGGCGTCGCCGAAATAGATCGCATTGCGCACGGCTACACGCACGGCGGCTTCGTCGGCGCAGTAGGTCTGATGGCCGCGCTTGTCGTCGTCCATTGCAACGAACAGGAACTTCGGTGGCGCAATCGGGAGCGCGGAATACTTCGGCTTCGCTGCCTGCTTGGCACGGATGGCTTCGACCTTCGTCCACACGCGGGCCAGTTCGGTTTCGGCATGCGCGTGCATATCAAGATCATTCGCGAGGCACAGCGCGGCCAGCGTGACCATGACGCCGCCGACTTCCTGGTGCGGCTCGCCGACCGGACGATTGAACACGTAATCGACAAGCTGATGCGCCTCGCTCGCGCTGCATCCGCATGCCTGAATCAGTTCGAGCGCCTCTTCAATGAAGCGGTGATTTCGCTCCTCGCGGTCGCCCGCGATTATTTCGCCGAAGCACGCAAGCATCCACGGCGCGACGCGCGCTTGGAACCGCTCGCCGGGCGCGGCATGCCATGCGGCCATAAGCCCGCTCAGGCCAAACGACGCGCGCTTGGCTGAATTCGGCGTGAGTCCGTATTCGCGGTGCAGCCATTCATCGAAATATTTTTCAGTGTTCATTACTTGGTCCTTTGCGCGTCTGCGCGGTCGATCTTCTCGATTTCGGCGATCAGGAGTGCGGCAGCCTTCACCATCGCTGTGCGCGGGTTCTTCGGCTTCCACCAGGTCATGGAGAAAGGCCACATGCGGGACGGCATCCGGAAGAACCCACCAGCGCCGCCCGTCAGTTCGTCGCTCGCAGCGAGCGCGTACGCTGCCGCAGCCTTGGAGAGAACGCCGGGGCGGTGCGCGTCGTCATGCGCCGGGCCGAATCCCTCGCGAGTGCCTTGCTCGCTGCGCTCACGCAACACGTCACGCTGCGCGAACGTCGTGGCGACGTTGTGCTGTTCGAGCAACGCTTCGATAACCTTTCCTGCTTCCGGATCGCAGTCGCAGCCGGGCCAGTCGCAATCGGCGGGCGCGTTGCCGCCTGCGGTGCCTTGCTTGCGTGCCGCGCACTCAATGGCTGGCACTGATGGCTCAACGATAACGAGCGTGACGCCGAGACCTTCCGATACGGTGCGGACCCTGAAGCCTTTCGGCGCTTCGATGCGGGAGACCATGCGACCGCCGATCTCGTGAATAGCTGTGCATGCCGGGCACGTCGAGCCATCGGGTTCCACGTCGCTGAAAATCTTGCCCTCGGCACAGTCGCACGCGCGCTGTAGCGCTTCCGTCGAGTCACACGTGCTAAGGAATACGTCTCCGCCGCCAACGTCGTGCTGCGTGCCGTTTGCGAGCACGGTGCGCGCGGCGTTCTTCAGTGCGTCGAGTTCGTCCTGCACATTGCGCGCGTGGCGCTCGGCATACGAGTGCAGGTCAAAGCGCATCCACATTTCGCCGAGCTTCGGATGCTCGAACACGGACAGGGGGAGCGGCGGAAACACGCGGCGCGGCGGCGTATCGCCAGCGAGTTCTCGGCCAAAGGCCATAACCTGGTCGGTGTACGCCCACGGGTGGTCATATGCGTGAGTCATGGGCAGGCCGTGCTTAAGCGCCACGGCTTGGATGTCTGAGTCTTTCATGTCAGGCGAGCAATTCGATATGGTGAAGTTGGGGGTTGAAGTCGGGATGCAGCGCAGATTCCGCCAGACGGATCGCATGGGCTTCGTCGTAAGCCTTCACATCCACGGCTGCCATCGCGTCGAAATTTTGGGACGCGAAGGTGATGCGGTAGTTCTGTCTGCTGGTGCTCATGGCGAAAACCTCGGTAGGTAAAGGGAATCTGCTGCAACGAAAGAATAGTATCTGCGTGTAGCGCAGAAGACAAGAGAAATTTACAGACAAGCGGACGCAAAAAAACCCGCCTAAGCGGGGTGGTGCTGGGGAGCGGTCGGGTTACGCCGGGCGGCTGCCTTCCTCGCAATCGTCGCCCTCGTCTTCAGTCGGCAGCCATGTCTCCGCGATGCGCGCCGTTTCCGGTTCGATGACGCTATCGGGGAACTGCTGAGAGACCTGTACAAACGCCAGAAGCAGAGCCGTGCGGATCGCGCCTGCGTTCTCGGCGGTTGCAGTCGGTGCGAAGCCAACGGAAACGTTGAGGTATCCATCGGTACTCGGCGCGGGCGCAGGAGCGGCTGCAGCGGCTTCCTGCTGCGCCTGGTAGGCGGCCTCTGCATCCGCCGCGCCCTTGGCGTGAGCGGCCACGATCTGCGAGCGGATCAGCTTGACCCATTCGTTTCCTTCGAGGTCGCATTTCTGCGCCAGGAATTCGACGGCCACGGCGATCCCTTCCGTTTGCAGAAGCTCGATGGCCTGCAGTTGAAGCGCGGGCAGGCTCGTCTTGCTCATGTTGATGAGGCTGAGCATTTGCGCCAGCACGGTCTGCTGCAGTTGCGCGTCGTGCGCGGCCTCGCCGACGGCGTTGCGCGTCGCGGGCGTTGCTGCGGACAGATCGATGATGTTGGACATGCTTGAATTCCTTGTTGAATAAGGGTTTTAACGACGACTGCGGATGAATTTGTTGTACTGCTCGTGAGTCATGAAATCGAACGGTTCAAGCGTGCGCGCTCTGAACAGCAGCCGGAACCGCAGGCCGACCGGAACCGATATCACGGTGCTCTCGGTCGATTCGAGTGTCTGGCCGCCGAGTTTCAGCGGGTGAGTGCCGCCCGCGACCGCGTCGAGAATCTCGCGCGCCTTGCGCTTGATGCCGGCGATGGGGCATTTCGTGAGGTCGAGGCGGGTTGCCATAAAAGCCTTATTCCTTATCGGTTTCTGACGATTCAGAGTGCAGCATCTTGAGGCTTTGTCCGCCGTCAGGAAGCGCGGCTAGGCCGGTTTTCATGAGAGCGTGGACCGCATAGGCATTCACTTCTGTGCGCGCCTTGTGAACCGTTTCTTCCATGTGTTCCTTGAACTGCTGCAACACGAATGGAAGATTGCTTGTGAACTGCTGGCGGGCCTGCTGAACATGGGACTTCAGCGCGTTCTTCTGCTTCTCGCTCAGTTTGAGTTCGTCAATCGCGCTGTGGAGCGCCGTGAGTTCGTCAAGCGCGCGGGTGAGCTTCGCCTTGGCTTCGCCTGCAAATTGATCGACGCGGCTCGCTGGCTTTGGCAGACCGGGGCGGAACTCGCCTTGCACATGGCGCAGCGTGCATTGGACGCCGAATCCGACATTCATAGCGCTTACGAACTGGGCCCACTGCGCCTCGCTCACGTCGAGTTCGATAAGTTCGTCATGGCCGTGGGGCCAATCAGTCGAAAGGCCGCGCTTCAGGTAGGACTCGCGCACGGTGATTCGAATGAACGAGTTGTGTTGGAAGTCCGATCCATAGAGCATCGTTCCACCGCTCACGCGCGACGCGCCGATCATGCCGTACGCGGGGTGTTCGTACTTCGTTTCGCGCTCTCCGCCGTATTTTCCGGGCGTGATAGTCGGCTCTTGAATGCGCGTCCACGGTGCCGGGTTCGCTTCTTTCAGTTCATTCGTCATGCTTGAAATCCTTGTTGAATATGGGTAAGTGGCCGGGGAGCCCTACGCGCTTAGGATGCGAGAAGCGCTTTCAGTTGGTTGAAGCGTTCGAGGCGCTTGTTCGCGTCTTCGATCTGCTGCTCGAACGCGAGCGCAGCAGCATCCATTTCATCCGCCTTCTTCAAGAGCCCTGCGGCTTGGATACGTAATCCATCGGCAATTACGCCGAATGTTTGCGCCGGGCTCGCTTCGCGTGCCAGCGCCGGGGTCCAGAGGGGTTCGGGGCGCTCGGCGATTGCGGTGGTCGTCAGAGTGCCAGTGAATGACGGTGACGCCGTGATCGGAACCTTCGGCAGGCTGGCGATGTGCTCGCCAATGGGCGCGGGCGTCTCGCGAGGCACTACCTGGCGGAACAGGCCGCGCTCAGTCTCTTTGACGAGCCCGGCTTCCTTCAGGCTGTTGAGGCAGCCGGTGACCGTTTTCAGGTCGGGCGACGTGCCAGCCTGGCGGCGCATGGCGGTCGTGATTTGATTAGCCGTCCACGCCTCCTGAATCGGAACGTGATCGAAAAGTTTGATGCAGATCGCGCTCATACCGTCGAGCGTCAACTTGAACTTCTTCGGCGTCATTTCCTTGCTCATTCCTTCGCGAAGCCCGTCGAACAGGCCGCGCATGTAGATGCTTCGCTGATTACTTTGCATGGGTGCAATCGGTACAGCCGGGATCGGTCAAACGCTTGTCGTGCCTGCAATCGATTGAATTCACGAACGGGATTTCGACCATGACGGGCTTGCGCGTGGTGAAGTGCTCATGCGTCATGAAGTTGTAGTTGTTCCCTACGACAGTCCAGCCGTCCTGTACGAGCAACGGCTTTCCTTCGCGCGGCAAGTTGTGGCAGCCGTGCAGCGCCATTAGAGCCCCGCCTTTTCGAGTGCATCCCAAACCTGTTCGCGCAGGCGCACGTCAGGATGCATTGCCAAGTGGACGGCACGAAGCGCATTGAGAAGGTCAGGCAGCGCTGCGTACGCCCGCGCCTGTGCCTCTGCGTCAATCGACTTGGTCGCGTAGAAGCGGCCAACGACAACCGGACCTTCCGGGCCTTCCGCCGTCACGGCGATATCCGACTTGGTGCGCTCCCGTGCGCGGTATGGGCCGGGATAGATGCCCTTGAATTGTTCTCTGCGGCGTCCATTCATGGTCGCGCTCCCTTGTGCGTGGTTAGGCGGTCGCGCTGCGGTCGCGCATGATCGGCGCGGGGAACTGACCGCTACCGGCATTGAAGTGAGCCGGTCCGGGATGCGGCGCTTGAGTGCTGCTGCGCGCCGGGCGCATCTCAACGACGCCTTCGAGGCGTTCGATGCGCGCCTTCAGCATGTCGCGATGCGCCTTCGTCGCTTCGAGGTTGCATTCGAGTTCGGCCAGCTCTACTTTTGCGCGAGAGAGGCGGATTCTGTCTTGCTGCTCGGCGCTCGGCGTAACAAACAGGCCGATGATTGCGGATTTGATCGTCATTTTTTGCTTCTCCTACAGAGGTTGAAGGTGGAATCTACTCTGTGAGCAGATTCCCAGGCGAAAAGTTAGGCGTCGATGGTGACGATGACCGTGTTGACCATCGTTCCGGACGACTTGAACGAGCCTTCTGGAACGTCTTCGAACACTCCGCCGCGTGCGTCCACGAACTCGCGGAACGCTGTCGTGCGCTTGTCTTGACGGAACAACACGCCCGCCGACATGACGGATACCAGGCGACCGCCGACCGCAAGGAACTGGCTCGCGTGCATGACGTGCTTGATGTCGTCCTGCTTGGCGAACGGCGGGTTCATGACGATGCGGTCATAGATCGGCGTCGGCGCGATGGTGAGGAAGTCCGCTTCGGTGACGCTATCGAATGACTGCTTGCGCAAATGCGCCACGTTTTCGGGCAGAAGTTCAATGCAGTCGATAAAGCAGATGCCGAGATATGCGCTCGCGATGTTTCCGCGCCCGGCGCTCGGCTCCAGCAGTCGTGCATTGCCCGGCACGTCCGCCAGTTCGACCAGCCGCGCCACTACAGCGGTAGGAGTCGGGAAGTAGCCGAAGTCCTGCGGAATTGTGATGTCGCCCGTGAGGATGATTTGGTCGATGCGCTCGGCTGCATCGCCGTCGAACAGATGCGCCTTCGCCTTTCGGTTCCACTTGCCGCCAGCCGCTTCGATGACTTTGTTAGTCGCTGCGTACAGCTTGCGATCCAGTTGGCCGACGAGCGCCAGTGCGTTTGCATTCGTTTGTGCTCCGCTCAGGACGGCGAGAACATCGTTAGATACTTTCATTTTTTTCGTTTCCTACAAGGGTTGAGGGAAAATCTACTTCTGGCACAGATTACTAGGCGATGAAATACGCCGGATGGGCGAGATTGCGATTCAACTCGTCGCAGCGGTCTTTCGCTTGGTCCCGCGCGTCAAATGACCATTGCTCCATGAAGTTCGGGTTCGTGGTGCATTTGATGGTGAGGTGATCGAACGTCGGGATAGCCGTAGCCGCGCGCACGATGCTCATGCTCTCGGCATATGTCTTGACGTTGCGGCAATAGCTGAGCGCCATGCAGGCCGCCGACTCTGCTGCCAGCTTCGTGCAGCCCGTCGCAGCTTGGAGCCCTTCTGCAATTTGTGATGCATTCATTCGATACCTCAATGCGTCAGGTGAGAAACGCCAGCGCCGAGCGCCGCCCAAAAGAAAGAGCCGAGAACTGTGCCCGTGAAGGCCACACAGAAGGCCGTGAACAGCTTTTGCTTGAAGGTCGTATGCATTACGCAGCCGCCTTCGACGGAACCCAGTAGGAGACGTTCGAGCCATGCAGGCGGCCCAGCGGATTTGCCTGCACGTTCGCATCGGCGCGCTCAACAGCGGCCCAATGCATCGGCACGAGGGTGCAATGCCCGTTATCGACGTGAGCGAAGACGTTCGAGATTGCGTCATCCACGAAATTCGAGAACGCCACGCGATAGGGCGCGTACTTCGGGTTGGGTCGCAGCATGCGCTCCTCTGCCTTCTGCGGCGTGCATTTGAAAAGTCTACCCAGCTTCGTGATTGCGTCGAGACGTGCGCGGGTGGCGATTGCTGCGGCTGTGGTCTTCGTTGCGGCCATGGGGTATCTCCGGGTAGGGGTTGTTTGCTGCGATGTAGTTATTCTGCCTATGCAGCAGATGACTGTCAACACCTTTTCGGCGCTTGACGCAGATAAATGTTGTCGGTATGTTGTCGCCTTGTTTCTCAAATTCAACATGGGAATCCGGTATCGCCCAGTTGCCGCTTGTTGTCGGTGTTGTCGGTGTTTCGCGTTGTCGTGACCCTAGAGTGGGTGCTGATGAAACACACGGACAACAGGTGACAACATGCCAGCGCCGACGATTAGCAAAGAGACGTGGGCAAAGGTCCGCGCAATTTGGGAAGCCGACCCGGTTATCACGTTCGAGGAAATCGCCCAGTCGCTAGGCGTGACACGGCAGGGTGTACGCCAGCGGGCTATCCGTGAGAAGTGGCAGAAGGGAACAGATGCGATTGCCATTGAAGGGAAAGTGCATCGCATTGCAGATTCTAAAGTTACAGAAAGTTCCGTAGAAGTCGGGACGCAAGGAAATGAGGTTTACGGGACCGATCCAAAAGTCAAGCCCCGCGAACCCGAATTAGATCGCTCGATGCCCGTCATTCCCGACGGGACGCCGCCCCACAAGGTGACTGAAATCGTGCGCGACGCCGCGGAGTCGAAGCGTGTCGCGCTCATTGAACGCCATCGGCACGAACTGGGGGCGATCCGCGCGCAGCTATACGGCGCGGTGAAGAAGGCGGGTACGAAGGATGGTCTGACACATGCGCGCGTCGCTAAGACGCTCACAGAGGCATTCAGGGCGCTGCACGATGCCGAGCGCCAGGCGTGGGGGATTGGGGTAAGCCGGGGCGGTGGTGGCGGTGGCAATGATGCGCCGCCCGCCGCCACGATCATTGTGCATCAACAGGAAGGGGGCAAACTTGTCTAGCTCAAACGGCCAGCGCGGCGCGCTCGCGCATGATGGTCTGGCGGGACGTTGTGAATTCGCGAGCAATGCTGGCGATTGCGATTCCCGCCTCAAGGCGTTCCTTGACCGTGGCCCGCTGTTCCGCGTTGAGCGCCGGGGTGCGTCCGAGCTTCTTCCCTTCTGCAATCGCGCGCTTGAGACCGGCCTGCGTCCGTTCAACGATCAGGTCGCGCTCGAACTCAGCGACTGCCGTGATAACGCCCATGGTCATCTTCCCCGCTGGGCTGCAGAGATCGATTCCGCCGAGCGCGAGGCAGTGGACGCGAACCCCCATGTTGGCGAGCTTCTCAACGGTCGCGCGCACGTCCATCGCGTTCCGGCCCAGCCGGTCGAGCTTAGTCACTATGAGAACGTCGCCGGTCTCAAGGCGGTCGAGCAGCTTGACGAAGCCCGCGCGTTCGCCGCTTGGAACGCTGCCACTAACACACTCGCTGACGACGCGATGGGGCTCTATTGCGAAGCCAGCAGCGCTTACCTCCAACACTTGATTGGACGTGGTTTGGTCGGCGGTGCTGACACGGGCGTAGAGGAAGGTGCGCATTCGGTATCTCCTGGGGTGTTCGGAATGGATGTCCGTATTCTGCCTTATGTGCAGAATGTGTCAAGGGTAATTTTCGGACACCTGCTGACGGCGTGGTCGAAATCGAGCGGTTTCGTACGCATGTTTTTTTGCGGGGTCTAATCTGCGCGTACAGCAGAAAGTGATATGCTTCGCCCGCAGATTTAAGGAATCCCCATGAGCTTATTTGGAAGGCCCGCCGTACCGCCCGAGGTACAGGCGCAGGAGGACGCATGGAATCGGGACAAAGAGGCGTGCCTGGCGCGTTTTAACGCCGCTGTAGCGGCTGGCAAGCGCCGGGACTATCGCCAGTCCGAATCAATCATCGCGACCGTGCGCGCGAGCCATGGCGACAAGGCGGCTGATGTTTGCGCCGTCGAACTGAAGAAAGCAATTCAACGCGAGCCCAAGACCAAAAGATGAAGAGGAAAAAACTGAAGACGGGCCGCGATCCGATGCCGCCCGCTGTTACCTATGGATCTGTGTGCAGTGGGATTGAGGCCGCGACCGTCGCATGGGAGCCGCTCGGCATGAAAGCCGCATGGTTCTCTGAGATTGAGGCTTACCCCTGCAGCGTGCTCAAACACCACTATCCGGCTGTCCCCAATCTCGGCGACATGCGCAAGATCGCGCGTGCCATCCTGGTAGGCGAGGCCAAAGCCCCTGACGTGCTGGTTGGCGGTACGCCATGCCAGGCGTTCTCCCTTGCTGGCCTGCGCGAGGCTCTCGATGACGACCGCGGCCAGTTGACCCTTACTTACATGCGGCTCCTCGATGCAATCGACTTTGTTCGCCAACGATCCGGACTTCCTCCCTGTATCGCCGTGTGGGAAAACGTCCCCGGCGTCCTCTCAACCAAAGACAACGCATTTGGATGCTTCCTTGCAGGGCTTGCCGGCGAAGAAGTGCCCCTCGTCGCGCCAGGGAAAAAATGGGCGCACGCTGGTTTTGTGCTTGGACCCAAGCGCGCAGTCGCATGGCGCACCCTGGATGCCCAATATGCAGGTTTGGCTCAACAACGCAAGCGTGTCTTCGTTGTCGCAAGTGCTCGTAAGGGTTTCGATCCCAGCGCAGTACTTTTTGAGTGGGACGGCGTGCGCCGGGATTCTGCGCCGCGCCGCGAATCGCAAACGCACGTTGCCGCACTCACTGCAAACGGCGTTGGAACATGTGGCGCAGACGACAACCAGGCCCAAGCTGGACACCTGATCGCTTCGACGGGCGACATATCACACTGCTTGAACGCGGGCGGTATGGGGCGGATCGACTACGAGACCGAGACATTCATTACGGAAGTCGCGCCGACCATTACGAGCGGCGTGGAGCGACCGCGCGGCGATGGTGGTGACGCGCTTGCCGTATGCGTGACCGGCGATATCACTCATACGCTGAAGGCTGAAGGATTCGACGCGAGCGAGGATTGCACGGGGCGCGGTCAGCCTATCGTGCCGGTGGCATTCAGCGCCGTTGACTACAAGGAAGGGACGTTTGAGGAGGTCGCAGTAGCTCGCACCCTGACCACTAGCCAGGATCGCTCTCGCGCGGCTCCTGTCGCGCTATCCGGGCTGCGCGTGCGCCGCCTGATGCCGGTCGAGTGTGAGCGCCTGCAGGGCTTTCCGGATGGCTACACGCTCGTGCCTCACCGCGGCAAACCCGCTGCGGATGGGCCGCGTTACAAGGCAATCGGCAACTCGATGGCGACGCCAGTAATGGGCTGGATCGGGCTTCGCCTCAAGCAGTATCTCAACAACGAACTTGGAAGGGGTTTTCTGTGAAGACGATTCAAAAACATGCGCTCTCGGCAAGCATGGGCGGCTATACAAGCGTGCCAGTGCCGTTCGGCTCGAAGTTCGTAGCCGTCGGTTACGAGGGCGATCAACTATTCGCGTACGCCGAAGGGCAGGCGTGGGGGAGCGGTCAAACCTACTGGGAAGTGCAAGTCGTTCGCGAGGGTGAGTCGTTCAATGGAGGCATGCAGTTCATCGGCATAGTGGACGACCGCGTGAACCTGGGCGCGAAGCTGTTCGTGGTGGGCCGCATCAATGGCTAGGGTCATTCGCAAGGTGTTGCTCGAATCGCGCGGGCAGGTGAGGCATGAAATGCTGCCGTATGCGTGCTTTGTAGCGCGCATTGGGACGTGGGAAGGCTCGCCGTATGCGTGGGTATGGGTGGACCCGAACGAGGCCCGCCTGCAGGCTATGGAATTCCTGATCGTGTGCGCGGGCGATGAAGTGGCGGATGATGCCTTCTTCCCGGTAAACTCATTCGCTGGGCATGGTTGCGAAGACGGCGTTTGGTTTGGTCTTGTCAAGTATGGAGTGCAGCAATCATGAAGTCCGTTGAACTGATTCTGCCGCGCCTGGTGGACGTGGCCGATCTCGTGCCCTACGACCGCAACGCGCGGACGCACAGCGACGAGCAGGTGGAGCAAATCGCCGCGTCGATTGTCGAGTTCGGATGGACGAACCCGATCATCGTTGGCGCGAGCAACCTGATTCTTGCCGGGCATGGCCGCCGGCTGGCCGCGCTGCACCTGCGCATCAAGCGCGTGCCGGTCATCGATGTCACGCACCTGACGCCCGAGCAGCAGCGCCTGTACGTGATCGCCGACAACAAGCTGACGCTGAACGGCGGCTGGGACTTGGAAGTGCTCAAGCTGGAAGTGCTCGAACTCGGTGCGGCTGGCTGCGATCTGTCGCTGACCGGCTTCGATGAAGTCGAGCTAAACGACCTGATCAATCCCGAGCTACCGGACCCTGAGCCCGAGAAGGCCGAAGATGACCGCCCGACGTGCCCGCATTGTGGGCAGAAGTACAACGAGCAGACCTGATTCATTTTCCGCTTGAATCTGCGCTACGAGCAGAGTAGTATTCGGGTCGTGGCGCAGAATCCCATAACGAACCGTGGATTCTGCCTAACCGGAGAATCAACGTGTTCCGTATCGATGACTTGCCGAAGGGCTTCGACGCCCTGCAAAAGGCAACCCCTGCAGCAGTGCCGACCGGCTGGAAATGCCCGGCATGCACTCATATCAACGCGCCGCACGTGGCCCAGTGCCCGTCGTGCGTACAACAGAAGGACCCCCGTTAATGAAGCCGTTTGATCTCGCCGCCGAAAAGGCTGGCGCAAAGCTGGTGACTCGCGATGGCCGCGAAGTGAAAGGATTTCACCATTTCGAGTGCGACAACTCAAAGCAGCTGTGCGCCGCTTACATTGGCGATAACGGCAACGCTAGCTGGTTCCGCGAAGATGGCATGTTCTACGCGAGCGGCGAAGAATCGTCGCGCGACCTGTTCATGGCCCCGAAGGCCGTCACGAAGTATCTGAACGTGTACGGCAGCAGCAATGGCAGCTACGAGGGGAATAACTCGTACGTGTTCGACAACAAGAGCGCTGCCGAAACGAACGCAGACCGCAATGAAATGCCTGTTTTGGTCCGCGCCCTTCCGATTGAGATTGAGGTTTAAATGAAGCCATTCAATCTTGAAGCCGCTAAGCGCGGCGAGAAGCTGGTGACGCGCTGTGGTGATTCGGTTGACGAATTTCACCACTTCGAAACGACGAACGGCAACGCGTATTCGTGCATTGCTATCGTTGGTGGCGTGCTTCGCTCACATGCCAAAGACGGCGCTTACATAGGCGGCTGCGAGCGCCCTGAAGACCTGTTCATGGCCCCGAAGAAGCGCACGGTGTACGTGCAGATTTTCGACAAGCCGATTGACGGCGAATCGGACGCGTACAAGGCCGTCGCGTACAAAGACAAGGGCGACGCAGAGGACAACCTGCGCGAGACCACATGGAAGGTTCTCGCCGTTGCTGTGCCCGTCGAGATCGAGGAGTAAGCATGCCGTCAGTCCGCGATCTGCCCGCCGTACGCATACCTAACGGCTGGCGCAAGTTCTTCGTGTACGACGCCGATGGCAAGTATCTCGGCTCGCACGGCTGCTACCACGAAGAGGCCGCCCGCCGCGAGATCGCGCGTGAGCGCAGCTTGGATTTCGAGAAGCTCACCGCGCGCTCTACGAGGGCTGAGTGACCATGGGAAACCACGCATCGCAAACATGGTGGTACGTGTACGACCGCGCCGGTGTGCTGGTGCATTCGTGTCGGTGCTTCACTGAATCTGGCGCTATCGCCGATGCCGCATCGGTGACTGGTCGCAACGCTATCGACCTGACTGCCCAAACGACCTACAAGGCTTCGAAATGAACCTCGCAGAGTTCCGCGCCGTGACAGCGCACAGTAGGGGCGACCTCCTTGCCGAACGCGCCCGCATTGAGATCGCGCAAGCGGAAGCAAAGCGCAAAGCTCGCCGCGTACGCAATGACAAACTGAGCGCCGCTGCTTGTGGTGCCATCATCGGCGCAGTTCTGAGTGCCGCCATGTACACGTACTTTCATGGGGGCTTCTGATGGCACTGAATCAGATTGAGCGCCGCCTGTTTATCGACTCGCGCAAGCTGATCGCTTCCGGCAAGACGAGTCGCATTTGCTTCGCGCTTGTTGACGCCGCCGTCGAACTCACGAAGACGATGCCCAAAAGCCGCCACGCCGAAGTGAGTGACTCGCGCTGCCGCCTAAGCATTTTCATCATGGGCGCGCTTAACGCGGGAGCGAGCAGCCGCAAGGCCCGTTACGGTCTCGAAGACTGGTTATCGACAAAGGTTCGCCGCCGCGTGCATACAGACACGCTGCGCGCCGCTCGTCTGGCGTGGATTGATTGGCTCCTCGATGAGCCGTGGACCGATCACGACGGCGGCCCGCAGCCACTGCTTCCGCATGAGAAGGTCATCATCCGCAAGCGCAACGGCGAGGTAACCCAGCCACGCCCGGCTGATAGCGTTCGCTGGTACAACGCGACCGCGCTGCCCGGCCTGCACTCCGCAGAGGCTACGCAATACGACTGCGTCGCCTACAAGGTGATTTACGAGGCTCCGAGTGCTGCCTAAACAGATTCCGATCCCGCCCGCCGCGCCCGCGCCGCAACCGTTCAATTGGCCTCAACCGTGGCCGCCTAACACGTCGCTGCCGGGCCGCAAAACGATTCACTAACCACAAGAGAGACTATGGACTTCATCAAAGGCTTTCTCGCCATCGTCGGCGTGATCGTCGCTATATCGCTGCTGGGCATCTATGGCCGCGAGTTCGCGCTGCGCATGGACGCTCACTACGCACCGCGCGAGGAGCAAGTGCGCCACAACACGTTCGAATGCTCGCAGTCGCATAGCGACGGCATGGCCCGCGAGATTCGCCAGTACCAGGACCAGTACGGCACTGCAGACGCCGCTGGTAAGGCTGTTCTGCGCCAGCGTGTGCTGCAGGATGCAGAGTCGCAAAACAGCGACGCCTGCCCGCTCCCTTCCGATGTTCAATCGTTTGTCCAATCCCTTCGTTAATCATGCAAAAAGCACGCCGCCTCCTCGCCGTATCCGCCATCGCCGTCGGCGCTTTCTTCGTCCTGACCGCTGAATCGTGCGACGGCTCGACGCCGCCGACTGCCAATCAGCGCGAGCAACGCGCACAGGCGCAACTGAGCGCCGAGTCGCAGGCAACCGTGGGCATGCCGAACATCACCAATTTCAATCAAAAAAAACAGCTTAAGAGCATCATCGAAGCCTTCGATCAGCCGAACCTGATCACGTACAGCTATATCGTTAACCTGAGCGGCAAGGCCGTGCCGCTGTGCCGCTCGCAGGGCTACGGCTTCAACGAGGGAACGCAGTACACGAACCCGCTGCAAAGCGAATGGAAATACACGGGCAACAGCGGCATTGCGACCGCCGTCGTGGGCCAGGCCGATCCGACTGGGCTGTATTCGCCGGCCACATCCGAGGGCACGCTGCTGATGTGCCTGACGACCGCAGGCAAGGTGCTGCCGGTGCGCAGCGAGCCGAGCATTCTCACGCTGCCGGTTCCGTACGAGCAGCTTGATCGTTCGGGCATGTAAATGACGACGCTCAAAACGCCGCCTGAGTTCGGCGATGACGGGCGTCTGACAGAGCGGTGCATTGCATCGTTTCTGTCAGAGATAGAAGCTGCGCACAAGCCTCGCATTGCCGCCATTGAGCGCTCGCTGCGCGCCATGGATCGCGACTGCTCGATTAGCCTGTCGTGGCGTTTCGACTTCAACATGAAGGAGTAGCCATGCACCCGTACGTCAAAGACCTAACCGGCCAGACGTTCGGGCGCTTGCTTGTCGTAGGTCCCGTTCCGCGCCCAGAAGGTTCCAAGGGGCGCGGTCAGTATTGGGAATGCGTATGCGAGTGCCTGAGTGGCCTTGTCGTTCGTTCGGATAGCCTGGTGCAGGGGTGGAGCAAATCATGCGGCTGCGCGAACCCGGAAGTAACCGCGATGCTGGCCCGCAATGGCCGCGTCAAACACCGCGCTATCTGTCCGCAATCGACCGTTTCCGAACAGCCCTAAGCAACACTGTACGAAATCTATACCTGAGAAACATTTGGACATGACCGAAAATAAAAGCGCGTATTCGGACACTATCGGAGTCAAGCTGGACGACCTGAAGGCGATGCGCAACACGTTCAATAACCTGACTGCTGCCAACGTGCTGCGTTCGACCAAGGCGTGCATCGCATGGCTCGATACCGAGATCGCGAAGGGCGAACCGAGGGCCAGCTACGCCAACGAGAACGACAAGCCGCGCACCGTGAAGGGCGAGACCATGAGCGCGCAGACCGAGCGCTTCATTGGCATCCCCGTGACGCCGCACGCGCCCGGCAACCTCTCGCAAGGTGAGTTTCTGGAGGAGCGCACGCGCCTGAAGTTCAAGCCCGCGCTCGTCAACCTGTCCGAGCGTGAGCACTCACACTACTTCCGCAAGTGCCCGTACGACGCCGTCGATATCTACCGCATCCTCTCGCTGTTCGGTATCACCGACCAGGCGCTGGGCCACGCCATCAAAAAGCTGATGGTCGCAGGCGGGCGCGGCGCGGGTAAGGACATCGGGCAAGACGTGAAGGAAGCTATCGACACGCTGCAGCGCTGGCAGGAAATGCGCGAGGAGGACGTGACCGCAGGCTTGGCTCTGCTCGACTTGATGAAGGCATAGCGATGGTGCTGCACAAACTGCTCGGCATCGCGGCTGTGACGATATCGTGGTCCGCAGTCGGTTGCGCTCTTTGCAGTCGGCGCATCGGCCTGCGCAATTGGCAGTGGTGGGTATTCGTCGGCGTCCCTTTCGCCATGTTCTATATCGGGAAGTACTTTGCATGATCCCTGTCTACCCTGAAAACACGCGCGGGCGCGACTTCGTCATTGGCGATTTGCACGGATGCGTTGACGCTCTGCACGCAAAGATGGACGAAAAGCGCTTCGACCCGTCGGTTGATCGCATCTTTGCAACCGGCGACCTGGTTGACCGTGGCAGCGACTCAGAGGGTGCGCTGAAGCTGCTAGATGAGCCGTGGTTCGTATCCGTCATGGGGAACCATGAGGACGCCGGGATCATGTACGCCATGGGCGCGTTGCGCGATGTGAACTGGTACGTCGGGATCGGTGGCGCGTGGATGGTCGGCAAGACGAATCCCGAGCGCGTCGCTCTTGCTGACGCGATGCTGAACATGCCGCTCGCCATCGAGGTAGAGATTGGCGGCGGTCGTACGGTTGGCATCGTGCATGCACAGTGCCCGTTCGATCACTGGGACACGTTCCGCCAGTCCCAATTGCCCGAGCTTGCCGACAAATATCCGCCGATGCAGGCGCAGGCCATCCGCAATACGGCCATATGGTCGCGCGGAAGGATCGACCGGCTCGATGACAGCCTCATTGGCGGCGTCCACGCGGTAGTCGTAGGTCATACCCCCGTCGAACGAGTGACGAGCCTTGGAAACACGTATTACGTGGATACGGGCTGCTACAAGACGGGCAAGCTGACCATGAAGAACCTGAAGAAGCTGTTCCCTTAACCTTGGAGTTTTGAACGATGAAGTCAATCCTGAAAACCTGTTTCATGCTGTTCCGTAACGTCATCATGTGGGCGCTGTTGTTCGCGTGGCTGATTAAAGGCGTCGCTGGCGCTGGGCACGTCCTGAGCGCTTATGTGATCGGCGTCGCTCTGCTGGTGCTGCTGGCGCTGTGCTTCCCAGTGAAGCCCGAGGGGGCGCTTAAGGCGAGTCTGGCTGGCAAGTTCTGGCGCGGCGCGGAAGTGGTATCGCAGTACTTCATTCTGATCGGCCTGATCTGGTTCACGCACTACGTCATTGCTGTAGCGTGGCTTGTCGCCTGCCTTGGTCTCTCGCTCATGCGGCTCCGCATTCTCGAAGCGAAGAAGAAAGCACAGAAGGAATGGATGGACCGCGACGCCGCGGCAATCATGTCCGCATTCGCCGGCATGAACCAGCAATCTCCGCCTGCGCAAACCGCGTAATACCGCTTGACCATGTGCCTAGTCGCGGATACAGTTCTGCGGCGGGCACAGATTAAAAAGGCCATATGTTCCCCGTTCTGCTTTATCTGCATTTTTGCGTCCTGTTCTTCGACCCGCGCGAGCCGGAAGAGATTGGGCGCACGGCGAAGGGCAGGACGGTCTATAACTTCAGAGTGAAACCACATGTCAGAAAATACCGAAGATACCAAGCCGCGCCGCGCACTGAATGACGTTCAGTTTGCCGCGGCGATTGACTCGCTGGCGAAGTGCAAATTCGAAGTTCGCGACCCGTACAACTCGCTGAACGGCTGCAGGTTCAGCACCCCGGGCCGGAACATCGTTGTGGATGGCTACGCTATCGATTTCTTCCTGCGCGACGTGCAGGCCATCGTTTCAGAGAACGCGCAATACCAGCGCGAGCATACCGCGCTGCGCCATTCCAACAAGCAGTTCTGCGACGAGAACGCGCGCCTTAATGTGCGTATCGAAGAACTTACGGGCGAGTTGGTTCAGCGCACAAGCCAGCGCGACGCACTGATCGGTCAATGCACGGATCTGCGCGCCGCGAATAAGCAGTTCGCCGACGAGCACGTTCGCCTTGATGCGCGCATCGGCGAGCAGGCTGGCGTGCTCGAAGACAACGAGCGCCACCTGAAGAACCAGGCTATCACCATTGGCAACTTCCAGGCCGAGCGCGGTGCGTATCTGCAGAAGGCAGCGAGCGACGCAGAGGCCATGAAAATCCTCGCTCGCCGGAAGGGCGACGTTGAGGAACTTGTCGATGACCTGCGCGTCGAGCGCGAGAACCTGCTGAAGCGTATCGACTGCCAGCGCAACACGATCATCGGCTTTCAGCAGCGCGCGGGCTCGTTCGACGCGGAAGCTGCCCGCCTGCGTGAAGAACTAGCCGCCGAGCGCGCCGCGCGCCGCACGGAAGCTGCCAACGCCGCGAGCGAAATTAGTGTCGCTCACCAGGCTATGAACGACATCCGCGAGGCTCTCTCTGACGCCAATGGCAAGCTGGCATCGTTCCGCCGCGAACTGAACGAGATCATTACCGAGCGCGAAACCGCGAAGGCCAGTTTCCGCCTGGCTGACCGCGCGCTGTCCGCCCGCAATGAAACCCTCGCCTCGCTGGAAAAGCTGCTGGCAGCGAAGGAAGAGGAGCGCCAGCTTGACGTAAAGACGCTGAAGGGCGTGATCGCAGAGAAGAATGAGGCGCTCGAAAGCCTGCGCCGCAACGTCACGCACTACGCGCTCGAAGCCTTGAAGACGAGGTCTGCACGCGTTTATCCGGTAAAGCTGGCTGTGCTGGTGCATGCGGATGGCAGCGTCAACGTCGAGACGGAAGCGCCGGTTGTGTTCACTGGCAACGTGAAGCTCACTGGCGAGGTATCGGCATGAGCATCGGGAAGGGACTCGCAATCACCGCGGCATTCGTGTGCGCACTGTGCGCGGTTGATACCGCTCCGGTGTTCGCGTACTTCATGGGCTTCGGCGGCCTGATCGTCGCCTGCCTGTAACTCAACTCATTTACTCAAATACTTATATGAGCATCAATCAAGATACGCCGCCCGATGAGCGCCCGCTTCAGCCAGGCGACCAGGTCTCGCTGAAGGGGATCGACGGCCCGAAAATGGTCGTGAACTCGGCGCGGTGCAAGAGCGAGGTCGCGTGCTTCTACTGGGACAAGGAATGCTCACGCTTTATTGAAGCGACGTTCCATTCTGATGCGCTCGCGATTCACAATGCTGCGCTGCCCATTGGGCGCAAGGCTCCGATCACGCAGTCACGTGCCACCATCGAAACGGCTATCCGCAATGGCCGCCACCTGCTGTCGGTTCGTAGCTACTCGCATGACCTCGTGCTGGATTGCCTCAACGTCGTCGCCGCCGAGCTTCTGCAGCATGTGGACATCGAAGGCGGAAACTGCTAATCTGCGGTCCTCAAGCGCGAAAGCGATTGCCTCATGGGGCGCACGGTCGCAGTAGGAACCCGGATGGTGCCATGACACCGAAGGGTGAGACCTTGAGTGAGAAGGCCCGGCTAATCCCCGGGCCTTTTTCATTTATCCTGCCGCCATCTAAACCTTGTCCTAATCGGACAATCTCCGATCACCATGATTGGCCCCTGAATTCGTGACGCGACCCTTCGTGTAAATGAATTGAAGGGGTTTCTATGACTGTGGACATTAGCCAGAGTTCGCTGGCGCAGGCGTTCATGGCTGCGAATCAGGCGCAACAGGCGCTTGCGAAGATGCAGCAATTGACCAGCGCGGGGCTGTTGGCATGGGCATATGCGCAGGCGTTCGCCGCCACTGAAGCCGTGCGCGACGCGAATGGCGCGATTGTCACCGCAAGCATCGTGTGGCCGGATGGCTCGACCGGCGAGTTCACTACCGACATTGCTAGCGCTGCTTTCCCTGGCGCAATCGACGCTTGGCATGCGACCTACATCAACGGCTCGACCGTAAAGACCGTCACGCAGGCGGCAGTCACGCGCGACGCCAACGGCGCAGTCACGGCGCAACCCGCTATCACCATCACGTAAGGCAAAACAATGGGATTTCTTGACGCGCCCGGCGTAAGCAAAAGCAAAGCGGACGCCCTCTATGCAACGCGTAACGTGGACGTGTGTGTCTATGGCGCGACGGCTAGCGGCATCATGGCGGCGATCTCTGCCGCGCAGAATGGCAAGTCGGTTGAGCTAATCAACCCTGACGCCGTATTCGGCGGCATGCCAGCGCAGGGCGGCCTTAGTTACACCGACCGCGCTGGCGGTGACTGCAACGTTTTGAAGGGGCTTGCCAACACCCTCTATCGCGCTATCTGGAGCGCGAACTACACGGCGAATGCAACGGACTATCCGACCTTTTGGGGGCAAAGCCTAAACGGCTCGCCGAAAGCGACAATCGCGCAACTGACGGCAATGCTCGCATCGATCCGTATCGCGGTGCGGAATAACTATCGCGTGGTGGCGACCGCCGTAAAGAAGTCGGGCACGAAGATCGACTCAGTGACCTTCGAAGACGCGCTGACGCCGCTGACTGCGCCGCAGCTATCGGTTACCGCATCGGTCTATATCGACGCGACCTACGAAGGCGATTTGATGGCCGCCGCAGGGTGTTCGTTCGCGGTAGGGCGTGAGGCTAATTCGCAGTACGGCGAGACGTACAACGGGGTCGTAACGCCGTACAACAAGGCGGGCGCATGGCAGATTGACCCATACGTTACGCCGGGCGTGCCGGCATCCGGATTGCTGCATGGCGTGAATTCGACAGTCGCCGCCGTGGGCACGGGCGATAGTCGTGTGCAGGCGTACGGGTTCCGTGTGAATGTCGTGTCAACGAGTGGCGGCCCCGGCACATACCGTCGCTTTCCCGAGCCGACGAATTACAACCCGCTCAATTACGAGATCCTCGGTCGTCAGTTCGCTGCTGGTCAAATCACGGCATGGAGTGACAACGCGAGCCCGCCCGGCCTGTTCAACGATCACCTTTGCAAAGATGGCGTGACCGATCTGAATGCAGGCTCTGCGCTTCAGCAACTCGACTTCATTGGCGGCGCTGATGCATGGCCGAATGCGACGTATGCGCAGCGCGCCGTCATCTATCAGCAGCACGTCGATTGGGCGCTGGGGCTGTTCAAGTTCCTTCGCGAAGATTCGCGCGTGCCGGCTGGAATCAAGACGACGCTGGCCGGGTTCGGTCTGCCGCCATATTCGCAGATTCCGACGCGGCGCGGCCTGCCGGGCCAGCTTTACGTACGCGAGGGAAGGCGCATGGTCGGCGACTTCGTTATGACTGACCAGCACTGCCAGCGCATCGCGCCGGTCAACGATGGCGTGGCAGTCGGCTTCTACGCGATGGACTCGCACCACTGCCAGACGGTCGTTTATGACGGCTTCGTCGCGCTCGAAGGCGGCTTCTTTCAAAAGACGGCGAGCGGCGGCGCTGATGGACGCTACTGGATCAGCTACAAGGCGCTCTGCCCGAAAATTGCCGAATGCACGAACCTCCTGGTCACTTTCGCAGTGTCGGCGTCACACGCGGCGTTTGCATCGATTCGTGTTGAGCCAATCTCCATGCAACTCGGCGAGGCAGCCGGTTATGCTGCGGCCCGCGCAATCGACACGGGCGCGACGGTGCAAGCCGTTGACCCGTACAAGATCAAGGAAGCGATGGGCTATTACCCTTCTGGCGCAGTCGTTCTCGATATTCAGCCGGGCAGTAACGCGGCTGGAACGTACGCCGATCCTAATGGGAGCGGTCAGATTGTTGTGGCGGGAGCGTGGCAGGAACTACAGACCCTTAGCACCTTCAGCGAGGCATCCATTTTCGGCCCGACCTATCTGAGCGATGGATCGACCAACAAGGGTTCGTGCTCGGTTGAATTCCAGTTCAACCTGCCAAAGGCCGGGACGTATAGCGCATACGTGTTCTATCCGGAAGGTGCGACCGGGACGCGGTCGGGTTCGGTGCCGCACACGGTAACGGCTGCTGGCGCAGTGCAGGCGGCGATCAACGTCAACGAACTGAACACGACTTCTGGCGCATGGAAGTTGCTCGGCACGTATGCGTTCACGGCCAACGATCCGGCAAATAACAAGGTCGTCGTGAGCAACACGGGCACGACCGGGTATGTGGTGACTGACGCTATGGCGTTAGTGCCGCTCTACTACAACTGAGAATGCCGCCTTCGGGCGGTTTTTTCGTTTCTGAACCGTGTGATCGTGACGCCAAGCTACCCCTATTCCAATGGGGTACTCATGAACGACGACATTCGCCCGTACGCACCTTTGCTGCTTTTCATGAAAGCGGTGACGAAGAAACAGGTGTGGATTCCGGGCTACACCAAGCGCGATGGCACGCCCGTCGCCGGGCACATGCACTGGGTCAACGTTTCGACCGACCACGACGAGCACAAGGCTGTCGCCGGTCAAGGCAACTACACCGAGAAGGAAGCGCATAAGAAGCTGTCCAAAAAGGACTGGTTCAATGCGATGCCTCACGACCATAAGGTGGCGCACGTCCTGAAAGAGGCGACCGCGATCCAACACAAGGCATCGATGCTCTCGCGCGCCAACGCGCTGAAGAAAAAGATTCTTGCCGGCGAGAAGCCGATTAATGCCGAGTGGAAGGCGTTTCATTCGCTGCCCGGCGCGAAGCAGGAAGAGTTTGGCGAGGCATTCAAGCAGGCCGGGAAGTGGCACGAGTTCGCAGAGGGCTTCCAACAATGGAAGGCGAGTGCGCCCAAGGATGAGCCAGAAGCCGCGCAGGAGGCTCCAAAGGAAGCGCCGAAGGTGGTTGCGGCCAAAGAGGAAGCGAAGCCCGCTGCACCCGCTCCTGAGCCCAAGCCAGAATCGAAGCCGGAACCCAAACCCGAGCCCAAGCCGGAACCGAAGTCAGAGCCGCCCACGGGCGCGAAGCTCGGCGCTGAGAACGACGCGAAGGCCGCGGTGCTCGATAAGATCGAAGCCGCCAAGGCGAAGCTGCCGTCCGACCATCACATCACGCCCGGCATGAAGAAGAAGCTGGACGCGATTGCGCACGCGCTGGTGACGGACAACCCGAAAGACATCCTGAATCACGGCTATCAGTCGCACACGTACGGCAAGCAGGCTGCAAAGCTCGCCAACGAGGCGCTCGCCGCGATGGGCTCGAAGCACACGGTCGCGCCCGGCCAAAAGATGGGCGAGCATGCAGCGCTGAAGGACGAAGGTGAGAAGAAACAGGAGCCCGCTGCCGCCGCGCCCGATGCGAAGCCGACTCCGTCGTGGCTCAACCCAGCAAAGCCGTCTGAAGCTACGACCGCTCACTTGGCGGCCGAGTCGAAGAAGCTGGCCGCGTCGAAGGTCGCTGCTGCCGACGAAGGCACGAAAGAGGGCGATACCAAGGAAGGCGCTGACGGCACGCTGGTGCTCAAAGACGGCCATTGGGTCAAGCAAGGCGAGCAAGCCGCTGCAGCGACCGCTGGCGGCCTCTCTGTGCCCGAATTCGCCCCGAGCAAGGATGGCGAAACCAAGTATGCCGAGCACTACGCGAAAGTCGCGAAGAAGATCAAAGAGCACGCCGAAGCCGGAAACGTGCAGGTGCTCGAAGACATGAAGGCTGACGGCCTGACGCCGAAGAACGGCAAGGTCGGCAACACGTGGAAGGGCAAGACGGCGAACTCGAAGACGCTGATGGCGTTCTACGATGCCGCGCTCGCGCACGCCAAAGGCAATGAGCCCGCGATGGAGTCCGCGCCAGCCGACATTCCCGCTCCCGACACGGAACTTCCGAAGGCTGTTTCCGACGCGTTGCTCGCGCATCCGGATGGCATGGGTCCGAAGACATGGGACTCTGTTGCAAAGCATGCTGCCAACGGCGATGCGGATGCCCTGAAGAAACTGCAAGCGGTAGACGGAATCATTCCGGAAGTCAAAGATTGGATCGGCAATGTGCTGATCGCGATGGGCGCGAAGCCTGCCGCCGAGCCGACTGGCGGCCTGTTCGATGACATCAACGCTGCCGCCGAGAAGGGCGACATGCAGACGCTGAAGGACATTGCAGCCTACGCCGCGAAGAACGGCATGCAGAAGACCGCCGAGCACGCCGCGAAGAAGATCGGCGAACTCGCGACGAAGATGACCGCAGATTCTGCGCCGTCGCTTCCGGTCCTCGATACCGCAGACATGAGTGACCTTCACAAAGACGCCGCCAAGGCCATTCATGACCTGACTACGAAGGGTAGCGCCGTCGGCCATGTTGGCGGCCAAGTGAGCAACCTTCAGGACTATTACAGTGCGTTCGATTACGCCGGTAACAACCTGGATGATAAGAAGATCGCCGCATACGCCAAGGATGCGCTCGCGTCGCTGGGCGAAGAGGCGAAGCATATCGGTTCAGCCGATCAGAGCGTTATGCCTGAGCCGTCGGCTGGCGTCGATGAAGGGACCGCCAAAACCCTGAAGAAGTGGGCGACGACGCAGGGTGCAGAGGGTATCGAGAAGCTGAAGAACTTCGCCAAGGTGGACGCCGGGACGCAGCAGGACGCCGAGGAGCAATATGCTTCCGCGCTCGCCGAGTGGGCAGAGAAGCAGCCAGGCGCTGCCGATAGCGGCCCCAAGGAAGGCGACACGAAGCAGGGTGCCGACGGCATGCTGGTGTTCAAGGATGGGCGCTGGCACAAGCAGGGTGGCGACGAGCCGAAGGCCACTGATCCAAAGGAACTCGTAAAGAAGGTGGCGTCGGTAGCAAAGCCGAAGTTTGAGGGCAAAAATTCCGTCAAGATGAACAAGACGGTCAAGGCGCTTCAAGCCATCGCCCTGAAGGATGGCGATGCTGGGCTCGACAAGGCGATCTATGACAGCAAGCCGAACGGCCACAAGGTCATGATCGACGCTGGGGACGATGGCAAGTGGGGAATCTGGAAAGAGGGTGCGCCGGGCAATGCCAGCGAAAACGGCAAGGCGCTGGCGGCCTACGCGCTCGCTCTGAAGGCTGCTATGGCGGGCACAACAGGAGCCGGCGAGGCTGCTGCCGCTACCGCACCGAAGAAGGCCGCGTCAAAGGTGGTGGGCACGACGAAGACCGAAACCGAATCCGTGGATGGATGGAAGCAGGTAGGTCCGCAGGGAGGCTACAACCCGGGCGGCACGTTCGAGGACGCGAGCGGCCAGAAGTGGTACGTCAAGTTCCCGGCTGGCGGCGAGAAGATCGTGAAAAACGAACTTCTTGCGACGAAACTGTATGCGCTGGCTGGCGTCGAAGTTCCGGAAGTCAAGCTCGTCAACCAGGGCGGCAAGATCGGGCTAGCGTCGAAGATCATCGATGGCGCGGTGGCGAACAAGTCCGCGTTGCTCGAAGGAAAAGCGCCGGGCCTGCTGTCTGGCTTCGCTGCCGACGCATGGCTGGCGAACTGGGACACGGTGGGCAACAACCCGGCTGCCGGGAAGGGGTTCGACAACATCCTCTTCAAGCCCGATGGATCGGCTGTGCGCATCGATGCGGGCGGCGCTCTGCTGTACGGCGGCGCAGGCGGTAAGAAGCAGACTTTCGAGAACGAGGTAACCGACCTCAAGACGATGCTGGACCCGGCGAAGAACGCCAACACGGCTGCTGTGTTCGGGAAAATGAGCGCCGCGGACATCACGGCCTCCGTCGCAAAGATCGCCAACATTCCTGACCATGAAATCGAAGGCTTGGTAATGGAGTTCGGGCCGGGCTCGGCGAGCGAGAAGACGCGCCTCGCCGCGAAGTTGATCGCACGCAAGCACAACATGAGCGAGCAGTATCCGACCGCCAAGGCAAAGAAGGAAGCTGGCGCGCAGGGCGATAAGGCGAAACCGGACCCGCGCAACCTGAAAATCAACCCGGCGCTCGTACCGCCGATGCACGACTTCATGAACTGGGGCGGCTCTGGCAAGCCGATCTCTGACAAGCCGTACGTACAGCACAACATCAAGGCCGAGCAAGACATCCTTGACTTCGCGCTGAAGGGCGACCTGATCGCGCTGAAGAAATACCAGTTTCAGCCGGTTGACAAGTTGACCGGCGAGGCTGTTGGCGATAAGAAGCCGATTGGTGAGCACGGCTCGAATCACGTGAAGCAGTATTACGACTCTGTCGTGTCGTACCTGGACACGGTTGCAAACCCGCCCGAGCCGATGCGCAACTTCACGGCTAAGAAGGCGAGCACGCTGGCGTCCCTGTCTGCGCTGTTCAAGCCGCACGACTATGGAGTTTCGATTGCCGACGTGAAGGCAAGCGAGCGCCTGGGATTCTGGATCGCGCTGGGCGTTGCGGATTCGCCTGAGAAGTTCAGGCCGAAGACCGTAGGCGTGAAGCTCACAGAGGCGGCAAAGAAGGCGGCCTACGACGCGTTTAAGAAGCTGCCAGAAACCGTTACGACGTTCATTAAGGCGGTGCAGGGTTCTGGCTCGAACAACCAGCCGTATCGCGACGGCAAGGAAACCGATAACCAAGGCCAGAAAACGCGTACGGTTCTCGATGACCTGTACAAAACGGCTGTCTCTCACAAGGAGGGCACGACGATCAATAAGTGGATTGAAATGTCCGATGAAATGGTGAGTCAGTTCCTTGATAACCCCGAGGGCCTGGTTTTCCAGAACCCGGGTTCCATGTGTACGTCGCAGCACGATACGGCGACGAGCGGGTTTGGCAAGCATCGTGTTGTGATCCACTATGCAGAGGGTGCCGCGGCGACCGATACATTCGGTTCTGGCGGCTTCTCAGGAGAGGCGGAAATCACGACGCTGCCCGGCGCGCGGTTCATGGTCCTTTCGCGTAAAATGGTCGCCGACGTTGAGCATGGGTCGTCCAAAAAAGCCCCGCGTCTTGAACTGGAAGTTCTGATGCTGCCGCCTGACCCGACTTACGTTGACAATCTTACGAAGGTGAATAAATGAGCGAAGCCAAGCAACTGCCCCCGACGGGGCTTTATCTGGACGACCTGGTGGCGACTGGGAAGCCGTCGCTGGGCGATCTGCACACGGTCTCGTGGCTGGTACGCAACTTCGCCAAGTTCTGCATCGGTGCATACTCCGACTTCCGCGCAGGGAAGGGCGACCGCGACCCGCTCCCGGCGATCACTGCAGAGGCTAAGCTGCTCAGTGATATTTTCCAAGGCCATGACGAGCGCTTTGATGCACAGCCGTGGAATACGCCGAACCGGCTCGGCAACGTCATGCGCGTGCTGGTTCCGGAAGAAACTATCGCCTTTGGCGACCCCGGTACGGGGTTCTTCATGTGGGTGGCGGCGCAGACCATGACGCTGACGCAGGAAATGAACGATGGCACGCCGGAAGCGGAAATCAAGGCCACCATGGACGACATGATGGATGACGTGACGAAGCGCCTGCTGGGCGTCAAGTATTAAGGGGTGATCGTGACGCCAGACTGGGTTAAACCAGTCATAAGGCGTCACGATGCTCCTCCTCTTCAGCAAAGCCCACGTCAAGCAGTACACGAAGCGCGATGGCACGGTCGTCAAGGAATACGACACCAGCGCAGTCAAGCAGGTAAAGGCCGTCAAGGCAGCGCAGCCCAAAAAGTGGACCAACTCGCTGCACGGCAACGCCACGCATTCCGCCGAGAAGCTCGCGTCCAAGCCGAAAGGTAAGGATGCGCTGCACCCCGCATGGGCCATGCCGCCCGGCGCGATCAACCATCCGAAGCGCGACGACGACGGCAAGCACGTAGTCGTCAAATACCCCTCGCAGCAATCCGACACGTCCACCTGGAACGATCCGCAGGTGACGGCGACCTTCACGCCGGGCGGCCACGCCCCCGCGAAGCTGAATGGCGTCGCTCTCGCGCCGTGGACCGGCCATCCGAAAACCATCGAGGGCTGGGAGCACGTCGAAGGGCAAATGCCCGATCTCGAAGAACCGGAAATGGACCTGAAGGGCAAAGAGCCCGCCGCTGGCGTGCTCATTACCGAGCCCGATGGCCGCGTGTGGATGGTAAAGCCGTCCAACGGCTTTGCAGGCTACGCCACGACGTTCCCGAAGGGCCACGCTGACGACGGCATCAATCTGCAGGCGACGGCCATCAAAGAGGCGTTTGAGGAGTCCGGGCTTCAGGTGGAGATTACCGGGCTCGTCGGCGACGTGGAACGCGGCCAGACCATGACGCGCTACTACAGCGCGCGGCGCGTGGGCGGCTCGCCGACGGATTGCGGATGGGAGACGCAGGCCGTCATGCTGGTGCCGCCCGGGAAGGTCCACGCCGCAGCGAACCGCCAGTACGACCGCACGCTTGCCGATCTGGCTGGCCTGACGCCGAGCGGCCCGCTGCGCGAGTCGGTGGACGACTGGAAAAAGACGGGCAAGCAACTCGGCTCGAACCCGGGCGGCTTTTTCAAAGACCCGCAAGGTCATGACTGGTACGTGAAAGTCCCGAAGTCAACCGCCATCGCGCGCAACGAGATTCTCGCTGGGAAGCTCTACGAGGCGGCCGGCGTGAAGGTGCCGGAACTGAAGGAAGTCACGGTCGGCGACAAAACCGCCATCGCGTCGAAGATCGTCCCGGGGCTCGACAAGCTCGAAGACTTCGGTGAGGGCAACGAGAGCGTCATGGACGGCTTCGCCGTGGATGCATGGCTCGCCAATTGGGACGTGGTGGGGCTGGCGCATGACAACCTGCTGCAGGACAGGGACGGCAACGCGGTGCGCGTGGACGTGGGCGGATCGCTGGTGTTTCGAGCGCAGGGCGAGCCCAAGGGCAAGCACTTCGGCGACAAGGTGGGCGAACTGGACACCCTGACGGACGGCACGAATCCACAGGCATCGAGCGTCTTTGGCGGCATCACGCACAAGGAACTGCTGAACGGCGTCAACAAGGTCGCGAGCGTGAGCCCTGACAAGATCAAGTCGCTCGTCATGGACTTCGGGCCCGGCAACCCCGAACAGAAGGCGGAGCTGGCCCGCAAGCTGATCGCCCGCCGCGCCGACCTGATGAAACTCAAATGATGCGCCGCGCCGATAACCCTGCCGCGCTCGGCTACGTGGGTAGCTCGCCGGGCGCGAAGAGGCTCGATTCCGATGCGTGGTTCACGCCGCCAAAGTACATCGAGGCGGCCCGCGCCGTGCTCGGCGGAATCGGATTCGACCCGTACAGCAGCGACGACGCGCAGCAGATCGTGTGCGCCGACGTGTACTGCACGCTCGACAACCCGAACCCGACGCGCGGCGTGTCGTGGCCGAAGGTGGGTTCCTGCTGGATGAACCCGCCGTATTCCGGCGCTCCTGCGCTCGATGCGGCCACGCGCTTTCTGGAAGCCTTCGATTACGAGCGGTTCAAGCGCGGCATCGTCCTGGTGAACAACGCCACGGAAACCCGCATGTTCCGCGCACTGTCCGCTCAGGCATCCGCGATCTGCTTCACTGACCATCGCATCCAGTTCTACAACACGGACGGCAAAGCCGAGCGCGCCAACACGCGCGGGCAGGCGTTTCTCTACTTCACGACGAATAGCGACGTTGGCCGGTTCGCCGAGCACTTCCGCCAGTTCGGGACCATCCTGCGGCCCCTGTAACAAATCTTCCTTCTGCGAAGAAAGTGCTTGCATCTGCGTATCGAGCAGAATAAACTAGCCTCACTTTCAACAGACAAGAGGGCTGGCAGCAATGATGAAGGCAGTTATCGCTGGTGTTTTCGTTTCAGCAATGGCAATGCAAGCAACGCATGCAAATGCAGAAAGCTGGTTTCAGCTAGAGGCCGGTATCGGCGCAAGCCATGTTAGCGACATGGGCGACGGCACATGGATTCAAGAGGGTGCGAAGAACAATCAGGAGCATCTGAACAGCCCGGCGCTGATGGCGGGCTTCACGGGCAAGCTCTATCAACGTGGCAACGTCGATGTTCGCTATCACTCAGATTACGTCTATCTCGGCACGTACACGGCCAGCGTTGACGGCGTGCCTGATGCCAACTACAACCCTGTGACGCACACGGTGCATAACATGCCCGCTGGCGAGCGTTACAGCCCGTTCAATGGTCAGGGCCATACGCAAGGCGTGCCCCTGACGCTCGACGTGGGCTATACGTGGCGCGGCTTCCGGTTCGGCGTTGAAGGTGGCGCGTGGGTGTATTGGCAGACGTGGCACGAGTCGCTGTATGACCTGGGGAATAACTGGGACCATTTCAAGCACGATCCCAAGGCACAGTTCGGCTACGTCGCTGGCGCGAACGTATCGCGCGGCAATCTCTCGCTGTCGTATCGCTACTATCAGATTCGCCCCGATTGGAGTACCGGCACGCCGGGGCTCGCAACAGGCGCGCAGGTGCTGATGGCCACGTATCGCACCAATCTGTTCTAACCGCCGTTTTCGCTCGAAAATAAATCTGCGCAAAAAGCACAAAGGCTATTGATTCTTCCAGAAAGGCAGAATACAATAGCCTCACTGAACGAAACAACACACGGGGGAGCGATGGACAACAACACGATTCTGTTTCTGCTGTTCCTCGCGTGTGACCTGTTTCTTCTGACCGTTTTCGTGGTGGTGCGCCTGGTGCTCCGTCCCGTCAAGCCCATTGAACTGAGCAAGGACGACCGGGAATACATCTGCCGCATCAACCGCGATAAAAAATAAGCCTAACTTTTTGAGGACTCCTACCATGTGGATCATGCTTAATAACGCCTTCCTGTCCATCGTCAACAGCGACCGCGACGATACCGTTCTGATGGTTCGCGCCCGTCGTCACGGCGACCTCGAAGCCGTGTTCGGACCGTCGGTCGAAGTGACCACGATTCCGGGCCGAGATTATCAGTTCCGTGCCTTCATCCGCCGCGACATCGCGGGCCAGGTGATCGCCGCATCGCTGATGCAAATCGACTATACGAACTTCAAGGGCAGCACGAAGGATCGCCACCTGCACGACGCCTACATGCAAGTCTGGCACGTCATGGAGGAGTTGCAGGAGGTCCCGGCGTACGGCACGCGTCCGCGCCACGGCTTCCGCAAGCACCCGCAGCGCTGAACATGCCGAGCGACCTGTTTTTCACGGCGCTCTGGCTCGCACGGCAAACAACCGATGACTTCGGGAGTGTCGTGCGCATCCTAGACCCCCAATACAGCCTGGCGGTCGATTTCTACTGCGAGGATGACTGACAGTGAACCTGAATCAAGCAAAGGCGCGCGTAGTCGCAAACGGCAACGTGACGGCCATCGTGACCGAGCCGCATCCCGGCGTGTACGTGTTCCGCGATTTCACCTATAGCGCGGAACTACGCGCCGATGTCGGATTCTACGATTCGCGTACCGGCGTCCATTCCTACGGCGATGGCAGTGGCGAGGCGCAGGAGTGGATCGGCCACGACTTCAGCAAGGAAGATCAGGCGGCGGTGAAGGCCATCATGGAGGCCGCTGGCGATATCGACGTGCATGGAGACTCGTTGCAGTCGAAGTACCTCATGGCCGCGTGCATTGCGTACAAGGAACATGAGTTGTCAGCGGCCCGCGCAATAGCTCAACAGGCGCTTGCCTACGTCAAGCAGAGGGGCGCATGAGCGAGAAAAGCCCAATCGTGGCCCGGAAGCTCGGTCCCGAACTGAAGGTGGGCGATGTTGTGCGCACCTGGTTCGGCGATCAGCCGATTGTCCAGTTGCTGGCGTACAAAGGCCCCTTCGACTTCATCTGCTCCATCGCGTGCTTTCCCGGGCGCACTGGCACGGTCGATATGTCGATTGAAAAGGGGATGCTGTACGAACTGACTCTGGCGCGCTGATGTTCACGCAAAGCCTGTCGCGGACGGCCTCATGGGTCATCCGCGAGAAAGAGACGGGGCGCGTCATCTGTGAGACGTTCAACGAACGCGCGGTGTCCGCCCCGAAGCCGAAATATGAAGCGGTCCCGATCCTGCAATACCTGCAGGAACTGAATCGCTCCATCAAACTGACAGCGTTGTAAAGGGCGCGGGCGGTCCCCCGTCTAGCGCGTGTGTTTGGGGCGGCCCCAAAGCCGCCCCTTTTTTATTGACATATCTGCTCGGCACAAAGAAATTGACGGTGCAACGATTATCTTGCGCCCGCTTTTCGAGCAAAATACAATGCTCGCACTAAAACCAGCGAGGGACCCCAGTCATGAAAAAAGCAATCGCCGTATCAATCGCCGCCTTGGCTGTTTTCGCCCTAGCGTATGGTGCGCAGCGAGCCGAGCGAGCAACGTACTCGCCGGATGCCGTGGCGCAGTCGCAAGCCTCTACGGTTGACACTGACATTCTTGTCTACGGACATGAACAGAATCGCCCGCTGTCTAGCGATCCGCATCCCGCGCAAGCAGTTGCGCAAATGGACGACGCCAAGGCGCAGATCGTCGCTCAGGCCAGGAAAATCTGCCAGTTGTCGGCGGCTGCCACGGTCGGCGAAAAGGTAGACATGGACAAGTGCGCAGAGCAAGTGGCGAACGGAATAATCGCCCACGCAATGAACTGACCCAGCAACGCTACTTTCAGCCCAATAAAGCCCGCCTCGCGCGGGCTTTTTCTATTGCGTTCGTGACGTGACGATCATGGCATCCATACACCACTTCCAAAAGGAATAGCCATGGCCGCACCGATGCGCGTCGTCGTCAAGGACAACCTGGGCAAGCCGTTCGAGCCGGCCGCCCTGCCGCATGCATACACCTACGACACGAACGGCAATCGCCTGACCGATACGTGCATCGAGCAGGGCGCTATCGTCCGTGTCAAAACCTACACGTACGTCGAAGTCGGAACCGCATGGCTGGTTGCGACCGAATCCGCATGGGTCAACGAAACGCAACAGAACGTCGATTAGCCGTCGTGACGCCAGCATAAATCGCATGTAGCTCAACGATTTTTGAGGCGTCACAGTGCAGCAGCACGAAATCAGGCTTCCACTTCTCTTCGGCGCGCAGTCGCAGGCATTTGCCAGCACTGCGCGCTTTAACTTGGTCCATGGCGGAAACGACTCAGGCAAGACGACGCTCGCGCTCGTTACCCTACTGATTTCCCACTTCGGCGCGCTCAACGGCTTCAGGACGGCGCTCGTCGTGCCCACTGACGACGACGTGGAGCGTATGAAGGCCGCGCTGCTGCGCGTCATCCGCCCGCTGCTTATCAACCGTCCTGAGCACATGCGCTGGGACCTGGTGAACGGCGGCTCGATCAAGTTCATTCCGCGCGACAAGCCCGAACCGATTTACGACGAGTTCCACCTTATCGTCGTGGACGACGCGCACAAGATCGACCGGGTGCAGGAATTCCATGAGAGCGTCCATTTAAACCGCCATGGGCGGGTTTGGTACTTCGGTAAGCCCATGGGCCTGCGCGGGCCGTTCGCGGCCCTGTACAGGGGCGCAGGACGCGACTGGGAGACATTCCAACTCAAGAGCGAAGGTAACCCACACGCCGACCGCGCGGCTATCGAGTTCGACCGCGCGAACATGTCGCTCGACACGTTCCGGCAAGAGCGCCTCGGCGAGTTCGTGGATGCGCCGATTGACCTGACGCCCGGCCAGCAGATCATCGGCCCGGACGAAACCTTTCGCGAGTGGTGTGAGCGCCTGTCGCGCGAGGGGCTGCGCGTGGACGGCTACCCGTTCCGCCTGGATGATCGCCCGGCGATGCACTTCATTTACGACCTGATTCCGCACACGGTCAAAGACGCCTACCAGCGCGTCGATATCATCATGAAGTGTACGCAGGTGGGTTTCACGGTCATGGAAATGCTCGCCATGATCTACCTGGGTCTGCGCTTCCCGTCGTCCAAGATCGGCATGTTCATGCCGTCGCAAATGCTCGCCGCGGGCAAGTCAACGCACCGCTTCATGGCGATTGTTCGGACCATCCCCGCCGTGCGCCGGCTGATGAAAGAGGGCCTCGCCGAATCCGGCGTTACCGGCGACGGCAACGTGCTCACGCGGAACATCGGCGAATCGCGGTATCACTTCCTCTGGACATCGGGCAAGACGGCCACGGAATCGAATCCGATGGACGTGGTTAGCTTTGACGAAGTGCAGGAAATGGTGATCGCGGACATGGAGAAGGTCCGCGAGCGTATGTCGGCGTCGAAAATGAAGTACACGCTGATGGGCTCGACCGCGAACCTTCCCGACGGCGACATTCACTGGTGGTTCAAAAAGGGGAAGCAATACCAGTTCCATACGGAGTGCCCGCACTGCCTCGTCAAGCAGGTGCTAGATGAAAACTTCCCGGCGTGCATTGGCTACGATCCGACTGCGCTGCGCGTGAATGAGCGCGAGCGCGAAGCCGGGCTCACGGGCGAGTATCGCTACAAGTGCAAGGAATGCGACGGCTGGATTGACGACACGCAGCGCGGCGAGTGGATCGCGAAGAATCCGGACGCCATCAACCGATCCGTCCATTTTCCGCAGACTCTTTCGCCGACCATTTCCGCCCGCGAAATGATTGAGGCGTATCACAACGCTGCAGACATGCGGAACTTCTATAACCGGAAGCTCGGCAAGCCGTATGCAGACCCCACGCAAATCCCGATCAACCTTGAAATCCTCGCTGAGTGCGTGGAAGAGGGGCGGCGGCTCGGCGTGGAGTGGAAGGACCGGGCGCGCGGCACGTTCGCCGGTATCGACCAAATGGGCAAGTTCAACGTAATCATCATTTGCGAGCGGCTGGCTAGCGGCCACATGGCAATCGTCCACGCAGAGGAAATCTATTCGGACGACCCCTTCGCGCGATGCTCGGAACTGATCGTGCAGTACGGCGTGAAGGTCTGCGTCTGTGAGACCCTCCCGAATTACAACGATGCGCACCGCTTCGCGAACCGGCACAAGGGCATCGTGTTTCTCGCGAGCTACGCAACCATCCAGGATGCTTCGCTGCGCTGGGGCGATGCCGTGCCGACGAAGGCAGAGCGCAAGACGGATGAAGAGGAGCAGGACCGCTACACGGTCACGCTCGACCAGTACAAGAGCATGCAGGTGGCGCTCGCGCGCATCACGGCGCACGTATGCGTGTTCCCCGATCCGAAGGGATTGCTGCAGGAACTGACGGACGACGGAGACAACGGCATCCGCGGCACGAAGCAACTCGGGCCGATCCTCGAACGCGTGTTCAAGCACTTCACGCGAACGGCGCTGATTGTTGAGCAAGACGAGGAAGAGAAGAAATTCCGGCGCAAAGTGGTGAAGGTCGGTATCGACCCCCACTTCTCCTACGCCTTCATGTTGATGAACGTCGCGTGGGCTCGCGCGCACGGCGGTACGGCGTTCCTGTTTCCCGATGCTGACGAAGGGGATGGCAAGGTTATGATTAGCGATAGCGCTCAGGTGCAGAGCCCGATTCTGAACAAGCTGATTCAGGAGAAGGAGCAAATCACAGAGGAGCGCTGCGGCGGGTGCGCTCACTTCGATTTCGACCGCAAATACTGCAACGAAATGCAGGTGATCGTCATGCCAGCGGCGCACGCATGCCACATGTTCGAACAGGTTTAGGCTTTGATGGTGGGGTGCTGGCCCGTCTTAATCAGGAATAGCTCGAAACGGGCCTTATCGATGTTGCGAGACCCAGCCTCGTATTCGTGCCAGCGCTTACCGTGGCCCAGGTGGACAAGCGCGGCGGCCTTCGAGTGACTGATGCCTGCGGCCCGGCGAAGGGCGCGCAGTTCTTCGGGTGTGGGGTGAAGATTCAAAATGCTCCCATCGGTGGTTATTGGCACTTACCCATCCTGCTGTCACGCTTCAGCTTGTCCTCGATCTCTGCCATGCGCATTTCGCGGCGGCGCTGCACGCGCTCAATGCATAT